AGCACCTGAGCCTACATCTATTGAAGTGAAACCAGATGTAATCGAACCAGCATTGAGAGCACCCACTGATGTAATCTGAGTCTGTGATGCATTGACGCTCATTGAACCAGCGGATGATAGGGTAAGACCAGTGCCACCTGCTACAGTGACAGTACCAGCAGCATCTGGAAGATTGATTGTTCTGTCAGCAGTAGGTTCTACAATAGTTAGGGTCGTTTCATAGTCATTTGCGCTTGCTCCTTCAAACACGAAGGCGTTCGTGACATTGACCTCAGTCTGATTCACCGTGGTCGTTGTACCTTCCACGGCCAAGTTACCCTTGATGGTAGTAGTGGAGCCTGCAGCATTTGCACCTCCTGCTATGGTAATTATGTCAGTTATGGTACCACTATCAGTAGTAGATACAGCGAGTGTCATGGTGCCTTCTTCTGACCCATCAGCCGCAGCAGAACCGATAGTCCTAATTCTACCATACATATGGTCCTGATTATTGTCGTTTCTACTACTGAAGGTGAAGAAACCGCTAGGGTTACCATCCTCTCCAATACCAGCAGACCCAGTACCAGCAGTGCTTCTCAATTCTATAGTAGGTGCAGTAGCATCGGCAGCAGTACCTTCAACTGTGAAAACTGGTCTGTCAGTAGTACCACTGCTAATTTTGAATACGGGAGCAGTGATACCAATCGCACCAGTAGAAGTCAAATCAATGGTCGAGCCAAGAATGGCAGTAGCCCCACTGGTGTTACCCATTGTGAGAGCCTGATTCACAGCATTTGTACTGATATCGACTCCACCTGTTGAAGTCTCAATCTCTACTGCAGCGTTACCAACAGTGATATCATCCGCAGCCACATCTGATGCTGTACCACCACCAGTATCACTGGCCCATTCCAATAGAGTACCACTAGATGGGGCCTTGAGAACTTCACCACTGCTTCCTATGGCGGTTGGGAATGTGTAACTTCGGAAACCGACTGAACCGTCACTGTTGAGAGTAAGGGAATCAGTGACTGTGTTATTCAGAGCGACACCGAATACCATTGTAGCATCACGAGTAGTACTAGTAGCAGTCCAATCAGCCGCTGTTTTGACTGCAATCCTACCTGCATCTGCTCTTGCTGGGATAGTACTATCGAAATACCACTGGTCAAATGCAATCGCTGAGCCAGTACCAGTATGTCCGCCTCCGCCTGCACCACCAGTCGCGTTAACTGTGTTGACTAGTGTCAATACATCCTTAACAGCAGTAGCAGCAGTCGGCTTGCTAATCTCCAAGACTGAATTGGCTGCTACAGTAGGTGTCTGGGTACTACTGTTCTTGGCCCCATCATATGATTTACCAATGAAATTCCCTATCGTGAATATGTCAGGGTCACCATGTAGTGTACCAGTACCCCATACTCTACCATCATTATCGGTACCAAAATCATAGTATGTTGCATTGGTTCCAGTAGCAGCAGTGTTAGCATTCCTCAGAACCAAGCAAGAGCCAGGAGCACTGTTCGCAATAGGTGATTCAGTACTGGTCTTAATCCTGACCTCAGCATATTGTCCAGCAGAAGCGCCGGGGTTAACCTGTAAACCTATGTCGAAGTTACCTGCCGAACCTCCATTCACATCAATAGCAGTACCCGCTACAGTTGCATGAGTACCAGCAGTACTGGCTATGTTCACACCACCAGTAGCAATACCGTTCAGTTTCAGATTGGCTGTATTATTCCAAACAGTGTCACCACCTACACGGACATTGTCCATTAGGACTTCACCAGTCCCCGTCGCCACTAGGTTGATATTACCACTGGTAGCGGTGTGGGTGAGGTAAGTATTGGTTGCGTTGCCATACAGTTTACCCTTGTCAGTGGTATTACTTCCAGTATACACTGCTGAATTGTTCAGAAGAACAGAGTCTATTGTGACACCAGCGTCAGCGGTCGACTCATTTATTGTGTCTGTCTCCAGGACATTAGTGTTGATGGTTTGGGATACAAGAACATCTCCTTGAGTAACTTGGAGAGCGTCGTAAGCAGCGCGTCCATGAATGACTAATTTGTCAGTGCTTGTATCCCAAAGCATCCCTAAGCCATCTGTGTCTCCATAGTACTGAACATCAGCACCTGCTTCATTAGCACCTATTGTCACAGCACCACTTGTAGCAAGTGTAGTGATACCAGATACAGCCCCTGCAAATGTAGCAGCCCCAGTCGAGGCTAAAGTAAGCAGCGTATCATCGAGAGGGTTAAGAGGGGAGTTAGCAGTGCTTCCAGCAGCACCGGCTGATTTGAATATGATACTTCCACCAGCACCTGTACCAGTACCTTGCCCACCCTGAAGTAAGAGGTCACCACCAGTACGGTCATTAGTTACACCACCAGTTGTTGTGTTACCCCCAGTGATAGTCAGTGACTTCCCATGTATACCTTGACCAGATGCTACTTGAGTGACTGTGGAGGTTGCAGTTGCCGACCCTACTGATGTAGCACCTATAAGAGCACTAGTGCCAGTGATACTTAAATTACCAGTGACACTTGAATTGCCAGTGACAGTTAAATTGTCAGCCATAGTGACATTACCATCTGCAACTTCTAGAGCAGTCGTCATGTCAGTGCCGGTTATCACTAATTTTTTAGCACTGGTATCCCACAACATATTGTCGCCAGAAGTGTCTGAATGGAATGTAACATCGGCACCAGTACCATCAACACCTACTGATGTAGCACCAGTCGCACTGAGTGTCGTGAATGCCCCTGTAGAAGCAGTAGTTGCACCAACAGTTGTATCATCTATCGCACCTCCACCTATATCCACAGTGCTTAGAGTGGATGTACCAGTCGAAGTGATGTCGTCAATGTGTCCAGTATCTATGTGTGCTTCAGCGAACTGGAGTGCAGAAGTACCGAGGTCTATCGAACTGTCTGTCTTTGGTACAAAGTCCCCAACCCATCGACCTGTGTTCGTAATGTCGTCTCCACTAGCATTACCAAGAGTCACTGCACCATTGAGAGTTACTGCACCAGTGAAAGCAGAAGACAAATCATCAGCGATTGTTAATGCTGTAGCAAGAGGGTTAACACTGGACCCAGTGCCCCCTCCGTCTGCAGTTTGGAAGATGATGCTACCACCAGCACCTGTACCAGTACCTTCCCCACCACTAATAGTGAGAGTCTTACCTGCAGTATTAGTACCGGAAACTGCATCGACTTGGATAACTGCGTTCTGAGCGTTACCTAAATTGAGGTCTCCGCCTTGTACCTGCAATCCTTTCTTGACCTTAAAATCTGATGCACTTGCCATTATTTCTACCTCTTATCATAGCCCAATTGCATACCAAAACGCCTTCACGGTTACCGTATCGCCGGAGTGTGCTGGCGTCACTCGCAATTGAATGTTACTGTTACTACTCTCCGCGTATACGCTGTAGGTATTGACTACAGTCGTACCTGGGTTATTGTCCTGACTGTCTGAAGATGTGACACCGTAGACCTGTATAGGCATCTCAGCGTCACTACTGATAGTACTATTGCTCTTGTAAGGAGTGGTCACTACAATCTCTGCTACCTCATACTTCTCCTCACTACTATTCTCAGTCTCTACTAGTATCTTGGCAGACCTAAAGTTCTGAATATGGAATAGGTTGAGAGGGATGGCTGTACTAGTACTACTATTGCTACTACCACTAGTGGCAGTCCCATATTCAAACCCAGCACTTTCTACTTGGAAGGTCATCTCAGGAGTAGCCTGATTGATACCTACCTTACCTGCACCTGCACCGTCTACATGCAGAGTTGCACTGTTATCATCTGATATCACCTTGAAGTCCAAGTCATCATGGTCTACATTGATGGTTACAGCAGTGTCAGTGATAGTCAACTGGTCATCATTAGATGATGTTTGGTCATCTATACCAGCAAGGGTGCTCTGTATAGTATAGAACTCAAGAGCATTAGCGCCACTATTCACTCTTACTCCTTTACCTGCTTGACTAGTGAAAGCACTAGGGGTATCAGTCAGTGTTAGGAAAGTAGTTGCAGCAGCAGAAGTAGATGTTTCATATGCTGTGCGTAACCACACACTACCCTCGAATATGAATGTAGCGCGAAACTCAGGAGCGACATCTGAATCTAATCCACTAGGGTCGAAGGTAATATTTCCTCCACCTGCACTAGCACTGTTGACCACTTCTATGATGTGACCCTCGGGGAATAGATAGTTACTGCCACTCTTTTCCGGTGCCAGTGTCACAACCTTAGTAGAAGCAGGGCTAAGGATGAAGAATGAGTCACCGTATGATGTAATACTGTAAGTAATACTGGTACTGATGGCAGCAGTAGGAGCAGACACACCCTTACTGAACAGTCTCTTGCTGACCAAAGCAGTCTCAGTATTATTCTGGCCTGCGAAGAACAGTTCATCTTTCATTTGATTCTCACCCCTGTCTTCTCCATCACCAGGACCGAACCCATAACCTGAACCACTAACGAAATCAGTCTTGGTCATACCAGCAGTCCCACTGTCTGTAAGAGTGACAGTTGTATTGCCGGCTATACCACCCACCGCCTGAGTTGCAGTCACAACTGCCCCATCAACCGTGGCGGTAAATCTCGTTCCCGATGGCCCTGATGATGTGTTAATGACATTCATCAGGTTAGTTGCAGTTACATCGTTTGATGTAGTGGCTTCAAATGTACCAGCAACAGAACTCTGGTCACCCTGCACAAAGTCATAGTTAGTTCCATCAGTGGCGACTAAGTTCACCTTGTCGGGTGTGTTGAGTTCGGTGAAATCTGTAATGGTGATGGTAGCAGTGGCTCCTATCCCAGCCCCACTCTTAGATGTGGACATCCACATGGCACCAGCATCAATAAGTGTACTACCATTTGCTGCCAATCCTAATTTCCCAGGCTCTGAGCCGAACAGCCCTCTAAGGTCTGCAGGTGACTGTACTCCATCATCGGGGTTCCTTCGTACCTGACTGACCTCAGTCCCGTCAGTAACTATGGTTGATGAAGTCAATGGGAACATATAGATTGGATTGTTTCTAAGGAAATGTCTCTTGTCATTCACCTCTTGAACATCTACAAGGTGGTTACCACCACCACTACTCACATGTTGACATCTAACTGTGGCTAAGACCACTACCTGTTGATTATCTCGAGTTGTACCTGTATCATAATTTGTGAGATATTGAGAGGGGATAGAGGGATAGAGTCCAGTACTGACTTGGACTGGAGTACCACCAACAACATGAACCTGTGCATTACCACCTTGGGAGGTCAGATAAAGGACATAGATTGACTGTTCTCCACTGGCTGCAAGAGCAGTACCTGTGCCATCAGAACCTAGAGTGATAGTAGCAGCACCTCCTGGACCACCTGCAAACTCATACAGTTGCCCATCCAAAACTACATACCCACCAGTTACAGTGAGAGTATGGGCAGTAGCCCTTACTACTGCTCCGGGCTGGTCATTAACAGCATTTCTAGTAGAACCATAGGCAGCATCCTGAAGTCTGATTATACCATTACCTTTGAGTCCTTGGAGAATGTTGGTGAGTGTTGGTGAGGCTAGAGCATCACCATCTCTAAGCCCATCTCCACCTAGCGTATTACCTGCTGCTGTATGTCCACTGAGAGGGTCTACCATATCTATCTACTCCTTGACACTCTAGTCAATCCAATCTGCCTACGCATCTTCGGACGCCGCACCCCGATTTTACTGTGCCTACGATATTGTCGCATCTTCCTCTTTTTCTGGTTCTTTTGAGACATTCTCTTGACTCGGGCTTGAGCCAACTTAGCAGGTCTCTGTGAAATGTAACTCTTAGCCATCATTCTACCTCCAGTATGAATGAAAATTTAACTTCATTCTGCCCATCCTTAGTGAAGGCTGGTAAGGCTGTACGATATACTGGTATGAATTCTCCAGTTGTAGCATCCTTGTATTGTAAATAGACCTCTTGTATATCAGTGGAATAAATATGACTAGAGTCAAAAGTTCCTTCGATTAGAAGGCTGTTGTCATCTAGAATTCTGACAGTAGGAGTAACTGTAGCCAAGGTTCTAGAGCCACCATCATCTACACTAGCGACTGTACCATCACTACCGATATGCAACTCATTGACTAGACCTGATAGATGCTCTATCAATCTCCTTTTGATTGAGTTCAACATCGGCATTAGAACATCCTCACTTTCACCGTATTCTTCACAGTTCTCATCTCATGTCCCCTACTTCTAAGCAACCTAACACTCAAACCGCTTGCTGGCACACTCTCTCCTGAAGGAGCCTGTACTGTCACACCTGTGAATGTTGTCCCACTCTTACCAGTATACTGTATATGTATAGCCTCGTTTATGATAAGATGACCTGCACTTGGGAAGCCTGTTGTCGAGGACACTGTTATAGTACCACTATTGTGAGTACCACCAGTCAATCTAGGAGCCAAACCTGTACCTATTGCACCACGACCAGCACCATTGCCAGTGTCATAATTCCTATGCCCAATTAAGAAGCCACTATGTATGTCATTACCAGCATTTGCTAGGGTGTAAGGGTCACTGTTAATTCGCTTGAGAATACTAGATAAGTTCCTAGTCAACATCTTACCTCTAACCCTAAACATGGCCCTGTCACCACTACCCATCTCTAACGCTTTGGTTTTATCATTGGGAACAGTAGGTTCCTCATCATCTATCTTTGAGTTATGGTCAATTAATACCCTTTCAATACCACTTTCGTATGACAATAATTGGAAGTCGCTACTCATGGTTTCTAAGTTATGCTCTACTTCCAGTACCGCCTTTCTACTAACCCCACCATCTATGGGGCTTCTATAATCAATAATGTCACTAGGGTACAAGTCCCAAGCCATCTGATGCCCCTTACTCTTGACTACACCTTGCGCTTTCCTGTTGAGTCGAAGTAGTTGATTCGCAGAGCGTCTAGAAGCAGTGAGTGTAGTTGCTGCAGGGTCAAAAACACTCATGGTTTTCACTATCCCATCTCTCTTTTGCATTTCTACATCATTGACTGTGACCCTATTGTTATCATTATCTGCTACAACCTTACCTTTGACTGATACACTGTTAGCCACATCCACAACAGAATCTGTTTCTACATTGGAAGCAATAAGGGGGTCTATCTGCTTGTCTATATTGGAGAATCCATCAGGAGCATAAATGAAATTTCCATATCTGTCGAAGAAGATGTGATAATTGTCATGTCTACTGATGAATCTAGCAGCATCTGGAATCGTAGTTGAGATGAAGTTTTTAGATAGGAATCTATGGGAATGTTTAGCAAGGCTAGCCCCTTTGTAAGTCGTGACTTCCTCAGTTCTAGGACCAGCAAATGGCCTACCCACAGATATAGAATTCAATGAGTGATTTTTTCCATTGAATAATTTCATGACCAAGTCACTGGTTCTCATCCCCACATCTACTATCTGTCCAGCATGGACACTAGTACCAGTAGTAAATTCTTCACTAATACCAGATGGAGTGAGTCCCCTTAGATTTCGGAAGTCCAGTCTACTACCTTTATTTATAATAGTTACTGTGTCAGGTATCATTCTACCACTTCTAGACATCAAGAGAAGTGGTGGGGTAACACCTGTGATTAGTTTCCTGTCTGAGAAGAAGGGTGAGATATTACTCTTAACTCCAGCAGCCAATGAGTGGTTCAATATCACCGAACTCTCCTCTTCTATAATGTCATAAGCCCTTTCACTAGTAACTTGGAAATCAGTATTGGTAGGTCTATCTACAGTCATATACTGTCCTGTAGTGTTACTGCTTCTCTTGTATACAGCATGGTGTACAGTATTATCTACAAACTTGGCAGTAGATACCTTAGAGCCTACACTACTTCTGATATCGTCATCTCTCCCACCTGGAACAGTATTCTGATTACCAGGCACAGGGAAAATAGCAGTACCAACCATCAGCCATCCACCTCGTTGTCAGTATGGGAACTCTCTCCACTGTGGTCACTCTTGTTGAGGTTGGTACCTGGATAGAGGGACTGAGTGTAGCGTGGTTGGACAGTGAAGTCACCTCTCCTGCTAGCATCAGCCCTTAGATGCTGAAGTGTATTATCAGCCACTGTTATTCTAGCAACTGTTTGTTTCAAACTGTTAGTGAAACCACTGGCCTCAGTCCCAGGAATAATAGGGCCAACACTGATAGGTAATCTGTAGTCTTTGGTTTCTGTAGAAATGGTGTTGTCGACAACAGTGTCATTCAAGAAATGATATGCTGGTGGATAAGGAGGATTATCTGGGGCAGGGTTAGTACCTCTAAGGAAAAATCCACCAGTAGTAGCCCTAGCATTAGGAGTATCATAGGTGAAGACCCCATAGCGACCAGCAGCAGTAGCACTCAATGCATTAGTGAATCGGTCTCGGAATATTTCTAGATGTCGATGGTCCAATACTCTTACAGGTCTTAGTAGGAATTTGATTGAGTAATCTGAGTTGTTAGTGCGTGTAGTATCAGCATTGTGACTGGTTGTTTCATAGGGATTAGCACTCCAATAGTTATTTCTCCCTTGAAAATGAGTACCCCAATTCTCATCATCCACAGGTTCTGTATAGTTTCTCAAATCCATAATGAGATTACCACCCAAAGGCCATAGACCATGAGTATAATTGAGTCGCATAACCTGTACGAAATGAGGTACATTGGAACTACCACTAGGACCATCTTTCTGCACAAAGGAGAGGGATGAAAGGTCATAGTCGGCTAAGGGTTTACTGTATGCATCGTTTGTTCTTATCCCCCCAGATAATGTATATCTACGACCCGCCACTCTATCTGTATGTAGGCTATGGGCTTCTGTCCCAAGAGCAACATGAGTATTTGCGATGCCCCCTGTACTTTCTCCTATAGTCAGAGTGTCAAGCCCAATCCGAGGAGCGATACGGGATATTGGTTCCTGCAGAACTTCACTTGCTGGTAGTAAATCATTAGCAGCCTTCTCTACATTGGAACCTGCCATGGCTTCTGGTTTCAACAAACCATCATCAGCATGTACATCCAGTCTCCTACTAATCCCTCTTGGCACTTCATTGAGTTGTAAGTCATCATTGCGTGCACGAGTATAGCCATTACCTAGGGGTGGCTCTGCAGTATTGGATGAGAGCACTAAGCCAGTAGCATCCATGATAGTGTCCACTTCTTGTAGTACATCTTCATTGAATACCGTAGGCCATCTAACTCCTCTTCCATCTCCTCTATCTCCTACTCTCTTAGCAGTAGCAGGGTCAAATAAATCGAGAGTGACTCGAGCCTTACCATGTCCACTTGGAGCAGCAAATACTTGAGCATTTCTAGTTCTATCAGTAGCCCTGTAAGCATCTTCCGGGTCCCAAGCCGGTCTGATACCAAACCCTCTTACTGGAAGCCTACGCACATCTTCTCCAGTAGTATTACCCCACCAATCAGTCATGTAGTGAGCGAGGGCTGTTGCCAAGTCTCTTCTCCTATTGGTGATATCAGTATCAGCAGAGGCTGCTCCCGCCACATAATCTCCTTGGTGGTGGCGTATAGCATAAGGGTCATTCACAATATTCCTAACAGCACAGCCGAATGGTCTACACATTCTTCTACCATGACTATACTTGACTTGCTGCCCTTTCAAATCAGAACCGATTAAGGCTGAAGCATTAGTCAACCTCTCAATGATACCAGAATAACCAGAGGCTATAGACTCAGTACCTGCAGTAGAAGTATTAGCATTAGTTGCTGGAGTATAGATAGCAGCAGTAACTGCATCATTCTGTACATATGGTCCGAATCTGTAACCAGCGTGCTCATTATCGTAGGTATCATCGAACCCTTGGGCAGACCAAAGCGCAGCCCTTGGTCTATTGAAGGGACCTCTTACACAGAAACGGAAACCGAAAGCAGCATTTCTCTTATGATTTACACTGCTGATACTATCAGTTATACCAGAAGCACTGTCATATCTGAACTGTGTTGCAGTACTTTGCTCTTGTATGATGTGGTCCGAGTCCCAGAATCTACCCCAACCAGGCCCAGCAGTTCCCCAAAGGTCCATCCTACTAGCCTGTGCACCAAAGCGTGAGCCACCAGGCCAGAATGCGCCATAGTGATAGTACAAACTATTAGCAGTGCGGGCTTGAGGGAACCAATCTCCTGACCCAGTACCCATTGAGTTAGGAGTGACAATGTTAGCCCCATCATCATCCCAACCATATCCCCTAAAGTCAAAGGGACCATCACTAGCAACATAACCAAAGTCATGATAGTGTACAGTTTCATAGTGCTCAGGTAGATGGTTGTAGGGCTTCTTATCTACAGCAGCAGCAGTTGCGCTTGCCCTATTATCAGAGTAATATGTCATGGGTCTACCAAGATTGTAATGCCACATGGATAGATAGGCGTCGGGTAGATGACTAGTGCCAGTATCACCAGTACCTGCTCTTAGGTCCTGTATATGATGAGCAGCAACACTGGATAGTTTGTCAGTATAGACTTCCCCTGGCTTCCTAGTAGTACCAGTAAGGGTCAACCTCCTACCTTCAATACAAGCGGCCCAGAATTGTGTTGAACCATTCACTTGATAGAATCTGTTCGTGGTAGCATTTTCTTCACCACTAGCCTGCCCACGATAACCATAGTTGGCTTCATATGTACCTCCATCTGGGTCAATAACAGTCAACATACAATCATCGTAAACAAACGAAACTTCTGGGAATAAATTATTATTGTCTACCAATATTTGGTCATTACCATCATCAGCATACTTGATTACACAACTAGGATTGAGTGACTCATAAGAATGTAGATACGGGTTCAGATAATGGGTAGGATAGCCAGTCATGACTGACTGAGCGCCCACGGAACCGTAACCAGTTCGAGAAAAGTGATAGTAGTGATTAGGATGATACTGTTCAGTGTTTCTCCAATTATATGAATTGCCTTGGGTATCAGTATTGACTCCTGCAAACACGCCATTGGTAAGTGTCCCACTAGCAGTGGTATATGCTGGTGACCACCAAGGCACAGTGAGAGTATAGCCTGGACTAGCAAGTTGGAACATACCAGGATAGTAAGGTAGACTCTTGCGACTCCAAGCAGGCGAGGTAGATTCATTCACTCCTAGTGGATTATAAAGTGCTAATGTCGGGAGGCTAGTAAATTGCTGATTAGGTGATGGGTCTATGTCCAAAATCACCTCATTCAGATAGACCTCACAGCCTCTGACATCAGCCTTGAGAGCCTCAGCCAATACGAAATCATAGGTGGTACCGTTCCACTGTAAGGCTATGACTGTGGCCACCTGTTGGTCAGTGAGAAGGGGGTACTGAGTACTACTATCAGCACCAAAGTCATAGTTAGTACTGAACCCCATGAGTTGTTGAGCAAATAGGTTAGGCTGAATAATAATTTGGTATGCCCCAGTCTCTAGTGGGTCTGGGAAGTTCCAATGAGTACTGTAGTTTGTACCAGCCTCTAGTTTGAGCCTATGGTCACCACTATTATTCTCAGCATCGAAGGCTAGTATACCATAGCCATCATATCTCACCTTGGTCTCTACCATCAGAGTGAATGCCCCACCATGGATATCAGATGGGGGGTGAGGGCTTGAAGGGGATGAGAACCACATCAGGGCGTTGACCCCTACACCTTCTTCCTCCAATAGACTACCATTGTCTAGACCTATGAGGCTGTTCTCCACTGAAGTGTACCATTGTGCTTGCTCTATGCTAGTAGTAGCACCTTGGTAAGCCCTATTGAGGTTGTAGACTCTCTGATAGAGAGGGTGAGATAAATGCCCAGGCATCACAGCCATAGTAGGCGTTACATAGTGGTGTCCCATTCGAGGTATGGGCATTGGTGTCAGACGGTCATCTCTAATGGCAGTTGCTGGGCTAGCATCGACATCAACGCCCACCCAATCAATCGGTGCCTTGTCTGGGCTTTCTCCACTGACCTCAGCATGGTCTCTGAGCCTCCTAGCAGCGAAGTGGCGAGTGCTCCCAGCAGGAACATAAAACGAGGGCTTCATCATATTCCCGTTAGTGGCTGTGAAGCCTGGAGTGAACTTACAGCCAGTAAATGTCGAGCCACTGACCCCTGTGAATGATACCACATGACCATTGACAGTAAGGAATGACCTGCCATCAGGAGTCTGCTCGGCTTGCCAAATGGGTGCAGTGATAGTCCCACTAGCAGTTAAAACTGAGCCACTCACACTCACGAATGTCAGTGGATTATGAGTCATGGTGTTAGTGGTGACTCCGTTAGTAGTAGCACTGACTATACCTAGGGGTTCTCTCTCAGTGTACCCCCAACCCATCTTGGTTAGATGGAAGTAGAGTGCCCTATCATGTGGCTCATAGGAGGTCTGTAGAGGGGCCTTATCATCCATGCTCCCACTCTTACTGTAAGGGAAACCTGTACCCACCTCGCTGGTCTCACTATTGTCTACTCTTTCCCATCCCTCGTTCTCCCAAAATGGGTTGGTTGATGGATTCTCATTAGTTGAGTCGAAGTTGCTGCTCACTACAGCGTCAGGTAGGTCAGGTCTTTGAAGTCCACCAGCCCCCATGGTCTCATGTTGGTAAGCCTGCACCTTATCGAAACCACTTCTCACTAGAATGTTACCAGGAATGGTATTAGGGTCTGGTAGATTAATAGATAGATTTGGCTCATTACCAGAGCCTGATAAAGCAGGACCTTGGATATCTCTCCCCCCTACTCTTGAAAAGTCTCTAATCACAGTACCTAGAGGTGAGCCACCCTCTATCTTGTGCTCCTGACCTGAGTCATCGACCACTGTGATAGCCTCAAATTGTATCTCCTCGTTGGGTATAGACAAAGCGGCCCCTATCTCCACTGGGTATTTCTCTGCTAACTGAGGGTGGGCTAACTCCTGAGCCTGTACAGTAGGGAACACTGCAGCATTGGTAGTCTCGAACGAGAAACGAGTGTTACCATAGATAGTCTCCCCGAACTTCACATAGGAATTACCTACCTTACGCCACACCCAAGGGACAGCACCTAATCCTCTAGCATTAGAGGCAGGCATACATAGATTACCACCGTCCATCCTCTTCCAAACCACATGATTAGTGAAGAAGTTTCGAGCAGCACTCTTACCCTTCCAAAAGGAATAAGGTGCTGCTAACACAGCAGATTGTGCTGCTAAAGTGTTAGAGCCTATGTCATTGTGATTGATGGGGTCTTCCTGTGGGTAGTGTGCCACTCCTGGGTTTTCTAGCCTATCGTAGAACAGGTCCCCGGTAGGGAATAGACAAGATTCCATTGGGTACAACTCACCAGCGGTTGGAATGTTGGCTGCCCACTCACCATTACTACTAGAAGGGGCAGCAAAATCCTTAGCAAATTGTGCATCCACATGAGGGCCCCCATGAGCATAAGCAGCGAACCTGTCATTGTTGTGCCTAGCATTATGAGAGGCTATGACTGTACCACCAGTCTTGCTACTAGCAGCCCATCTCTTGTCTAGCATATCTCCACAAAGTAGTAGACCATCTCTGTCTGCTTTCGCTATGATAGGTAACTCCGCTTCATTAGATACCACAACATAGTGTCTAGGGTGTAGCCCACTATTCAGACCAGTCGAGTCTTGAGTGAATGAGGCGGTAGCCCCGGCTTGTGCATAAGCAGCAGTAGCACCATTGAGAGCGTGGACTCCCATAGCACTCCCATATGGATTGAAGCCTAGTAGAGGATGCCATGCCCCTAGACCAGCACTAATACCATGACCAGTAGTAGTCTTGGCTACCTTGAGACTATTCAGATAGGAGTATCTCTCACCATGCCATCCTACAGCACCCACTGGTCTGGTCCTGTCTATAGCATCTACGAAGCCATTGAAGTGGACTTGAGTAGCAGCGAGATGATGGAACACATTAGTATCCCAGTTACTTGTAGAAGCGTCTGCAGTATGCAATGCTTCAGGTGCACCGTTACTCCACCTCAGATTACCTGTCTTTGACCATACATAGATTGTCCAAGAGTCATCAATAGCAGCAGCGTCATGGTTACCTGCAGTAGTCCCACTCCCAATCGTAGGACTCTCTAGTCTAGCACCACCACTACGCCAGTTAGTACCTATGGTGAATGTACCCTCACCACTAGCATCATCATCATGGGCAGTGTATCTACCATAGAACACACCAGTACCTGTTTTACTGACCCTCAACCATCCCTTCTCTGGAAGATATTTCGGTAACCTCTCATCCGTAGTCAGAGTAGTGCCATTGGAATAACCACTATCTTTCACCATCCCGACATTAATCCAAGCATACCTATCCTGTCTTATGGCATCTTGGAAGGAAGGGAGGAATGTCCCGCCCATGGCTTTGAGATTACCCTCACCGGGATAGGAGTTAATGGCTGCTGAGATGATGGTAGCCAGTTCCTCTGAGTTCTGTACCCTAGTGGCATCAACTACGAAGACATCCCTAGTGGTCCCATCTCCTGTGGTATTTTCTGTTAGTCCCCTGTCATAGTCTTCGAGGGCTAGAGCACCTACTCTGAACATACTGGCATTCAGCCCTAGAGTGATGTCTTCACTATTGATAGAGTGTTCTTGATTATCAGGTAACCTATTTCCAGTAGTAGGATGTGTAGGATTCTTAGCGATAGCATTGTCCATCCAGTTACCACCAGCAGGGTACCCACCATCCATATGCCAGTGGTAATACAATGCATCAGCAGTAGTCTGTGTGAACATTGGATGTGCTATTGTCAATGATGCAGTGGCTTTACTACTAGCCCAGTGATTGGTAATGAGTGAAGCACTACTAGAGTCGAACTCAGTATTCAACCACTCACTTGGTGTACCACAAGCAGGCTCCCAGTTTCTCAGAACTCCATAGGGATACTCAGCACTCCTTTGCCAAGACATAGTAGGGGGTAGATATGGCTTGAAGAGTCCAGCCCTATCGGTATAAGTCCCACTATTCTTCCATCCCTTGCTCATCTCATTAGGGTGATACTTACCAGGCTCAGTCCCAGAGCCTCTCAAAGAAATACCACCCAGGTCATTGTGATAGACATGTGTGAACTTAGCACTCACAGTCTTAAGAGCAGTAGGCTCTTTCACACCACTACTGGCATACATCTGTATGTTCTTTGGTACAGATTGACCAGGACCAAACACAATGTAGGCTACCTCATCAGCACATCCACTGGCAGCATCAGTATATCTCGCATAAGGGTGAGCGAACCTAAGGACTATAGGAGTAGGGTGGGTGATGGTGGTTTGGTTATCTACATCACTACCATCATCTTTGTACCTAGTAGCCTTATCAGAATCATTGTCATACCCCACCAGTTGAGTAGTATTACCTGCTAAATTGCTCCCACTACCACTCTTGACATTCATATCTGGAGCCAATAGGGCATCGGCATTAGTGAATGGGGGTTGGGATTCACCTCTGTGTTGATTAAGGAATGGAGTGCCAGGGAACATGGCTAGCATCGCAGTAGTATCTAGTATGGCATGAGCCCCCATGTTCTCTCCCACATTCTGCAGTCCAGCACACCCTGTTGGACCGGAAGCGTAGGGGTGAGAGTAGAACTCAGTATAGTCATTCTGTGTTCCGTCATTGATATCCATAACCACACCACTGAAGCCACCCCCGAAGTAAAGTGGGACACTATGGTCAGGGCTATCATGAGCCCCACGGAAATAGGTCAGTGGCTCCCCGTAAGTGTTCCCTGTTAAGCGATGCCCTGCAAATTCTCTAGCCCTAGGGTCTTTCTCAGGCCCCCAAGTAGAAAGATGATTATTCTGAGCAATTGAGAAATCACTGTGCTTGTTGACCAGTTCTAGTTTACCACCGGAATCATTGTTGCCAGCCGGTACTAGTTGATATGTAGCCCACTTACCATTAGGGTCATAGAGGGTGTACAATTCTGAGAAGTAATTATCAAGAGCAGCAATAGCAGGGTCATATGGTGTTAACAACTGCCAAGGAGTCACTGTTATGGTGGTACCAGAAACACTAGTGACTTTCACTATAACATTATTAATACAAGGGGTGATGTGGTCTCCCGCATAAGCAGTGAACTTCTCACCTCTCAAGTGCTTCTTCCAATCAGATGTAGATAGTGAATCACCATTACTCTTGATGAAAGTAGGACTTACAGTATTAGCATTCTCACCTCTGAACTTGCTTGTGATATTCAACAAGGTTTTAGGTAGATAACCAGTATCAACTACTACCCCATCATCAACTTGGGTTGAAGTTAAATAAGTCTCAGCATTACCAGCATAGAGTCCTAAATCTATCTCTCTAGATACTGAAAATAAATCTCCTAAGGGAGTGACTTTCTTCTTATCATTCAGAGTATGAATCTGTATAGCAGTAGTGGCAGCATCACCCATCCATTCCTTGTAAGTTCGACCATCAGGACCATACAACTTACTACAGTCAAACTCACTTGCAGTATTAGGGTCGACACCCATAGCATATTCTACGGCAGCAGCGATGAGTTCATCCGTCACTATAGTAGTCCAGTTGAGCATAGGGCTGATAGTAGCGTATTCAGCACTCATATTGCTAGTATCAAGAGTACCTCCAGTAACACCATAGAAAGAGTGGGTGGACATAGTACCATTAGCATCACTAGCAGCAGACTTATGAGAACGAGATGTATAGCGGAAGACTTTGGTTGTTTGAGAACTAGAATGATTGTCTGTGTAAATGAAGAGACCTTCTTCAGGGAAACCTAGTAGCCCAAGATAATCCAAAGAAGTAGCAGTAGAAGCATCTGTATACCATATGTTGCTCAATGTGATAGATAGATTACTACCACTGACAGAAGCAGTAGAGACTGGATAACCTGCCGATGGTGCTTTTATACCATTCCAACTATTACCTCGCCATGTCACACTAGTAGTGATATCATCACCAACACTATCTTCTCCTGCGTCAATAGTAACAGGATAGGTAGAACCTTTCATATGCTTACCTACAGTAAAGCCCCCCTTACCTATATCTCTATCATCAAACGAGATAATTATCTCATTCTCTAAACCTGGTGGTAATACAGTATTGTTATTTGCGAAAGATTGACCCTTCTCACGGTAAACTAACCTAATTGTATGGTCTTTATCTCTGTGGTCAGTGAATCTAAAACCATATAACTCCCCCTTACCAACTTCATCTTTCGATTGTTCATCTGTTGTCACATAGGTAGAGTAAGTGGTGTTACTATCATCATTGTAGATTTTGTCAAATCTACCTCCTTTGTTGAGTATACCAAAACCCATGGAGCCAGCATCAGGTGCCCAACCTGGTACACCACTGGCTACCAATCCCCCGAAATTGATACGAGCACGAGCACGAGTCCCAGTCCTCAGACCTTCTACCATTCTATTAGCATCACCCTGTGATTCAAACGACTCTTGATAGACAGTATTAGCACCACGACCAGTGGCCATCTCACTATTTCTCCTAGTATTGGTACCTTCATAATCAGCCAAGTTATTGATGAATTCCTCATCCTCATCATCGGGTGGAACCATCTGTCTCAATGTAGTAATGGGAGCAAAGGGCCTTCCATTCTTGGTGATAGGCATAGGAGCCGGGTGCATATTCTCATCCTCTCCTTCCATTGGCATAGCCCAAAAACTACGGAATCTACCACCATGACCAACTAGAAACTGAGGTCTATACTCTGCTTGACCCTTGCTGTTGTCCAACCAAGCACAGAAGTTCCTACCAGAAGCACCTGGTACTGTACTGTGTATCACAATGGTATACCCATCATTACCATCCAAGTCCTTTACAGCCCTACCGAAATGGGCTCTAAGATACCCCATATGGGAACCCTTGTCACCATTGAATGCTGTATCATCCCAGAAAGTAGCAGGGTCATGGGTAGAGCCACCAACACTTCTACCCTGTAAAGCAGCGGCTTGATTCACTCTTCTAACCATCTCACGCACAGCCGACTCAGTATTAGATACCCCATCAGCCTGCCCTATCTCACCCAAATCAAGTGTCAATCTTCTCACGAAATCCATATCTTTCCATTGTGGGAGGTGCTGCAATCTAGATTCTGAATGTGTGGTCAGGTCAAGTGTATTTGCTCGATTTCCTTTGAGGCAAAGGAAAGCCGGTATAGCCCTAGTGCCATCAGGTGTATCAAAGAAGGTGGAACGATTCGTAGTAGCAGTCTCCAACTGATGTCTTTTCTCTGTATAATTAACCCCATAGGTTAGGTCTTCTGTTCTTACTGTACTGTTCTCTGTCCTACCAGTGCTACCTAGGAAAGAAGAGCCATAGAATATTGTAGCATCATTCATACCATAGGCATTGTGAGTCTGTCCGCTAGTAGTCACTTCCATGTAAGGACTACTCTTGTGAGCATAAGCCCCTTCTATGAAGTCAGATTGTTCTATTATTGCTGCCCCACCACTGGTTTGACTACTGTTATTTCTGTGTTTATCTTGGCTATAGAACCCATTAGCAATATCCAATCCGTTGACCTTAGGGGTAGCCTGCCCTGTCTGAACTTGCATGTGGATGTCATGGAAGGCTATGAACTCCCTGTCATGAGCCACATCATAGAGTAGTACGCGTGCGTGACCCTCCTTGGCTAAGTATGGGTCAAGGTATGCTACCACAGGAACTTCTGAGGCTGAGTATCCCAGTTCCAACCAGTTAAGTTCCACTGTCTTGTTCACATGCTGCACGAAGTTCTGAGCAGTCTCCATACAGGTGTTACCTATCAGGAAGTTCTCGAGTGGTATGCTATCACGAGCCTGTGTCCCTAGTTCTCCTCTACCTCCATTGAAACCATTCCAAACTAGGAACTCGTTGAGAACTCCGCGAGACTTACAGAATAGACCCTCGATGGCATGGGGATTGGTGTAGTGCATATTCATCCATACAGTATCACCATGCCTCAATCCACCCGGAGCATAGGGGTTGTTCCATGTCTTGTTGAGAGTATTCTTCCATGACTGTTCTCCTACCCCATAACCATCATGGATATCGAAATAGTTGGTAGTGGTTATACCTAAATTATTCTGTGAAAATTTCAATCGCTTAAGAGTGTAGATATCACCAACTGCTGGGGTACCAGATGATACTACAATCTTATCTCCATCTGTATGGTGGGTGAATAACAGTATCTCATCATCTTGATTGATGGCTTCCATCGTAGTGTCAGTCCAACTAGAGCCCGTAAAACTAGGTAGATTGTCACTGATATAGCCAGCATTAGGACTAGACCAAGATATAATCTCAAAAGTAGCAGCACCACTCTCTATCTTCTTAGCGTGTGGGTTGGCAGTAGGACCTTCCTTGAACTCGACAGCACTGACATATTGCCTAAGACCATAGTCAATATTACCACCCTGAGTCTGAACATTAGCCCGGTCATAGTAGTAGGGCCTACGAAACTCATTCTCGGTACTCTCTAATGCAGGGTCACCTCTAAGAGGTTCCCCATAACTCCCACTTACTATATTGGAAACTATCCCCCCTTCAGAGAAATTCTTCCAGAAATGTTCACTAGTCCCAGTGCTAAGAGGATTGTTGACAGTTACATACTCACTACCAGAGTTTGACTCTACGATAGCCCACTCCCCTTCAGGAGTGTAAATGCGTCTATGCATGATAGTGTTTGCTACTTCAGCGACACCAGCATTAGTACCGGCCTTCTGGACTCCTGTGATGTCTCTGAATGATGAGATAGCCTCCTCAAAAGCAGGGAAGGATTTACTGAGGTCATCAAAGTAAATCTTGTAACCAGAAGATGCACAATCCATCTTGGTGACAACAACAGCCGATTTAGTAGTGTTCTCAATCCATCTCTTGTGATAAGGACCTAGTACATCCCGGTCTGCAGGGGAAATTCCCATTGCCCTTCTTCCCACAGGGTTTGGTGCCCAAGAATGGGCTGTGAGTGTGGGGTCTAAATGTATCTTCATGCTGTTGTCAGGCCCAGGGAATACACCATTTCTTGGGTCATCGAAGAACTGGTTGCCAAACACTGGTATCTCAACTAGGGCTCTAGTACTAGCGTACTGAGTACCTAATTGGTAATCGTGTGCAACACTTCCTATGCTTTGGAAGAGTCGGTCATTGATAGTAGTCCCATCAGACACCACACTAGCCTCATCGAACAGAGGGTCAAGAAGAACATTAGTCTGGCCTTTCACTACAGAATTAGCAGTAAGCCAATTAGCAAAGGTATCTTGTTCAGACCCATCACCGTTGATGAAACGCCCAGTACCAGACTGGTCACCAGATTTGATTGTGAAAGCAGTAGCAGTAGTGTCATAGTACTCAGCACTAGCACCATTCTCTAGATGTATCCTACCACGCACAGGGAACATGTAAGTCCCCCAACTAGCCAAAGCATCTGAATTATTATTCAATGGTGTTACTGTCAAAGAAGTGCTACTAGAATCAGTCACCCTAGCCCCACCATCTCTCCTAGTATTCCACCCCAGCCTAGTCAGTGGACTCTTGTCCCATGTGGGTGTAGTCTCTACAGCACCCTGCCCAGGCCCACCTAGAGTGACAGTGACCACAGGAGCATCAGGTCTACTCTCTTTCACTATGATAGAGTCTGGTGAACCTTCACCAATATACTCAGAAGCCATGGCTGCCACATCATCCATCAATCCTCTACCTTGCATCGTTAGAATGAGACCTCTTTCAGTACGCTCACTCCTGAAAGAACTCACCCTCCCTCTTGACATTAGGAACTCTAGACTGAAGAGTGAGGGGTCATTGATATCATTCGTGAACTTACTGAGTTGTAGATTTCTACTTCTGTCAGTGGGATGGACAATGATATTCACTCCCTTATTGTCCGAGTAATTGTCTATCACATCGAACATCTCAAATGCATGAGTAGATTGGTTAGTAGGCCCTTTGTTACCTGTTTTCGCTGTTAACCTGAAATCATCAGAGTCATCAGGAATGCTTTTGGCTGCAGCACCGTTGTCTCTCAAAACAAGATGATGATATACAGAAGGGTGTGATGAGTCATTAGCATGAGAAGAATCTACACCTATAGGTGGTGAGTTCGGTGGGTCTGTAGCAACTTGTGGAGTGTAATTGGGGGGTGTCATACTCAGGTCCAATTCTACCTCATACTGCCTTCCTCCAGTGTTATCACCTGCTAGATTGTGGTCCTTGAACAGAGTATCCATCTCAGCCACTCTAGACGCTTTGACATGAATGATACCTCCTGGAGCATGGAGTGTCATAGTACCACTACCTAGGAGGGTATTGATTCTATCAGCCACTCTCTTAGTGTTGATAACCGACCCACCTGAAGGCACAGTCTTACTAACTAACAAGGCAGGACCATTGGCCCCAATTGTTCCTCCTGTGAGGTCTATCGCGTTGTAGTGAATCTCCACATATGGGAAGTCAGTGTCTCCGGTCTGCAAGATAGCCACTCTAGACTCAATCTCTGGTGCCAAATGTAGATTGTAGACATCATCAGTAGCCTCCACTCCACTAGTAGCATGGGACTTCAAAAGGAAGGGAGTGATATTGAATCCAGAACCACCTATAGAAATTATCTCATCTCTATCAGGGTCAAGAGTGCTTAAACCGTTCCTCTTTATCTGAGAGATAACTCCTGTAGTGATGACACGAGTACCATCTAAGAGGGAGTTGCTCTTGAGTAAAGATATCTGACTATTGATTGGAACTTGTTCAGGAAGGTTGATACTCTGACCATCGAACACAGCATAGATACTGTCAGATAGACCATCCACAGTTTGAGTCACTCTTTCTTTTGACGCTCTTGGAAGCATTCTCAGATATGGATGACCTGAACAATGTGAGAACTTGTGTCTACCCGAATGGCCTACTTGGAATTTAGTATCTATTGTCCAGTTTGCATTACTGACAGTATACGGGTTACCAGACTTGTTGATACTCATAGTACGACTGTGTAGAAAACCATGAAATCCATTACCACTCTCATCTATGACTGTCATACCGTTCCTATCTATTGCTTGAGAACCAAGACCAGGTGGTTGCATGGGCCTACCAGTGCCAGGGTCTAGTAACAAATCAGACCTGAGTATTACTATTAAACTATCATGTGCGAGGTTGCTAGTATTATCGAAAGCAGTTCTATCATGAAGCACCCCTCTAGACCCTGTGTCAGTAGACACATCGAAATCCAAATGGATACTCTCTACTGTGATGGACCCACTGGATGAGATGGACTTGAGTCTTACCCTCTCAGGTGCTTTGCTATTGGGCTTACCAGTCTTGATATCAGTCCCAGTTGGGTTGATGAGTAAATTGATTGAAGTGTGAGCAATCTCGACCTTCTTAGCACCATCACTATGAGTAGTTACACCAACTTGATAATTTCCTAGAGAAGGTACCGTGTAACTAGAAGGCATAGTTATAGATTCACCACTGATAAGTTCATACAGTTCTTGGACCTGTGTAGTATCTAGAGTGAGAACAGTATCCCCTGCATTGACTCCACTTTTGATATAGAACTCAGTATCCTCAACCTCTACAGGTTCCTCGAATCTCCACAGCCCAACAGTACTACTCTGCCTTACTATAGGGGCTGGTATGACAGAATCCTCATCAACACCAAGACGCAAGTGCACTCCCTCGATATAGCCTCTGAATTCACCACCTTTACCGCCTAGGTATAGGTCTGAGTTAGTTAACATGCACATAGAACCAGTGGATATATTGTTACTAGCCACTATTTGCCCATTGACGAATATGGATACTCTCCTCTCGTTGAACATACCTACGACATGCAACAGTTCTCTCCCACCCTTAGATAGTTCCGTATTATTCTCGATGAAGGACTGACCTGCTGTTGGATAGATGATACCAGAGTAACTGTCACTGATAGTCTGAGCACTTCGAGCCGTGAAGACTCTTACATCCCCTGTCTTGGTACGAGTTGTCACACTGAATACTGCAGGGGCTGGAGCACCAACACTGCCAACACTTAGTTTGAACATTCCTTCTTTGGAAGCAATTACCCCACCACAGTCTGGTCTAATCCAAGCCTCTACTGAAAAACTGGATACCATGGCTGTCGATGAAGATGAACTACCTTCCTCACTCCTCTCACCAAGAACAGGGCGGGAGGACCTAACTTCGTCACCTCCTATAGTAGTCTTGATACCTGTAGAAGCAAACTCATGTGATGGGCATACAACGCTATCGCTTATCCCATTGAAGAATAAGGAGTGACTGGTTTTCCCTATGAGTGTCATTCAACCAACCCCCAGCACGAAGTCAAGTGGCTGGAAAGTCAGGGTGGCTCTATAGATTGTCTCCCCAGCATCATATTTGATTGAAGCAGTCTTGACAGTCCCAGATATGCCAGTGTGCTTATCAGTGAAAATGAAAGGAGTACTAGCATCGTTTGTATTACTACTGGCATCTTTCAAGTTAGTGGCCATGGAACCCCCAGTGACCAAAAGGAAATTACGCACATTGTAACCAGCCACAGGGTCACCTACATTCGTTAGATTAGCCTGAGCCAGTGAGTTGTATGGTAATTGTAAACCTATGATATAATCAGACTTTTTGCTTTGGCCAAACATGAAAGAATCTTCACCTATATCCAAGCCACCAAAACTACCGAACTGACCTACTTTACCCATACCACCCAATACTGAGTTATTGGCTACTGTTGCTAGGATGTTCTGGATTTTATCTCCAGCAGACCTACAACCAGTATCTTCCACATTACTGAACACACTGATATGAGGGTCGTAATCAAGACCTTCTGCTACGAAAGTAGGAGTGTCAGTAGCCCCAGACGAGCCACCACCTTTCTGAGCAAAGTCTAATTTGGTATTCCCAGAAAGATTGGCGTTAGCACCAGCCCCAGCAGTCACTGTGAATTTTGATAGGAAAACAGCATGAGCATCCAAAACAGCCTTGATAGCAGTGACCATCCCTGCAGCCGTTGTGACACTGCTTATGTTCACCTGCATGTCAGTACCACTGGTAGTAGCACTCCCATTCTTGAGGGTCACAGTGAACTTAGTGTCATCAGTAGAAATGAATGTGAAAACAGCATCATCTAAGTCAGCCGCAGTAATACCATTTTCTAACCATGCAGTATGTGCAGTATTATCATCATCTTCTTTAGGTCTCCGATAACTGAAGTCTATAGTAGCACCAGAATAAGACAGACCGAAGTCTACAGTAGTACAATCGTCATCTATGAGGATACACTCCATAATTATCTCTGCTTGAACCATGTTCAAGTCAGCCCCAAATCTCTCAGCAGTGATAGGTACAGGTACAGTGATTAGACTCCGAGTTATATTGACTTGGTAGTCAGTGCAATTTAGATTGACCACTTGACCATCCTTTCTCAGCAAGCGTATAGGTACTCCAGCCATCAGTATCTACCCCTTGTTGGATTCCCACCTAGTCTCCTCAGTTCTTGGTTGAGAGCATCACCAATCTGACGAGCCAGTGCTCGCTTATCAGTTTGGTCAGTCACCCCACCAACATCTATGTTCATAGTGATATTGGAGGTACCCCCTCCCATCTCATGGTTAGGTGTGATACGGCCAGAAGACCCAGCGGTGAACAACTCAGGACCACGCTCTCCTACAATGTAAGAGCGCCCTGCTCTAACAGGACCACCATCAGCCAACATTGGTATTGTATCTCCTGCCCCAAGAGGACTAAAGTTCAGTCCCGGTATAGCCATGGAAAGCATGGCAAGAATGAAATTGAAAGGTGTCAATAGAATGTCTATAATCAAATTGGCCACCCAAATAAAGATGTTAGCGATTCCCTTACCTATAGCCTTGAAAGCGGCCCAGAGTGGTTCGCGGAACCTGTAAATCATGGCTACCATCAAAAGCAATGCTGCTACCCAGAAGAATGGAATTGCTGCAAATAGAGCCCCTATTGTCGAGGTGGTACCCAACGCTGCTGAAACTAAGAGCATACCAACATAGAGTGCTGCAGCACTCATTATTCCAATTACTACTGACCAAAACCCTGACAATTTACCAGAAGCAGCAAGGAAAAGCCCAGCAATACCTGCAATTATTAGACTCCCACCCCATCCTAAAGTTCTGACGGCAAGTTTAACGATGAGCCAAATCAGTTTCAATATCTTACCTGGACTCATTAGAATGAAGAATGCTGCAACAACTCCACCGATAGTCTTGATAAGGGCCGTTCCGAAACTATCTCCTTGTGCTCGAAATCTCTTGAAGAGTGCCACACCTAAGACAACAGCCACAAAGAGTGGTCCGAAAAGACCTGGTAATAACATCAAGGCTACTTTGAAAAGAATAAAGGCTGGTAACAAATAAGATTGAATAGAGCCTACCATATCCCCTTGTAACAAATCAATTATTTTCTGTAGACCTGCTGAAAATTGAGGGAAGTGTTCAGCAACAAATTGCGCGATGGGGGAGGCTGCACCTTCTGTGGCTAATGAGAATGCAGCGAAGGCGAAACCTATTATCCCTAGGAGTCCAAGTAAAGTCATTAGACTAGCACCAAACATTAGGAGCATTTTCCTTCCTTGACTGATATCACCATTAGCATCGACGATAGTATGCCTATACTTCTCCCACATCTTCTGCCCCATTTTGGCAGCGCCTGTACCTTTGAGTAAAGGTGCTATGAGATGTCGTTGTGCAATTGTAAGGTTCTTATTGGCATCTTCCATATCCTTAGAATCATTTGAATACTTTGTTACGACCTTAGACAGATTACCGAACCACTTGCCTACTACTTGTGCTTTACCAATGACACTACCTTGCCATATGTTGACTAGTTTCTGTTGAGCCTTTTCAACTACACCCATCTGTACGCCATAATTGTGAGCCTTACCACCAGTGGCTTGGAACTGTTTAGCGACATCTTCCAGCGCCAGTACCTTCAATTGCAATGCTTCATTGCTAAGAACATCTGTCATATCTACCACCTCCCCTCACTATGTGGCATAGGCCCACCCATATTGGTACCCGCTACTCCCATCGAGGACTTGGATTCTCCGGTCTGCTTCTCCATTTGCTCTGCCTCGTGAGCAGAGGCTGCCGCAGCCCAAGTGAACATCATGCCGAATTCTTCGGCACTCAAATCGTCGATGTCTCTGAGGCTGAGCCCATAGTGTTTCATGACAAAATAAATCGAGGACTCAAGACCTAATGTCGGGTCCTCTTTCCTCCCCCTTAGGAAATTTAGATTGTCATCTATGCGGTCAGCCCATCCTCCAAAGGGCCAGCCACCAAATCCTGTGGTTGAGGTAACAATGCTGTAATCTTATTTGCAATATCAGGTTTGAGTGCGTAAAGTTGTGCTTTGGTCATTGATGGCTCAGTCTTGTCTATACACTGAGCAATCATGTACTTCCAGTAATTGGCCAAGTCTATGTTGACCTGACCATCTGGTGTTAGTTGAACCACTTCTGCGATAGCCTTCTGGGTCTGGAGAAATGACATCTCCTTTATCCATACGCGCAGAACTATGTCTGGCTCGTCTGGGTCCACTGCTATATCGTGGGGTGTAGTTCCTGATGAAACTAACAGGCTATCAATGTTGGTTATTAAGGTCTTATTGTTCTGTTCCTCCTGACTCACTTACTTCGCCCTCCTGGGGCACCTCGTCGCTAGAGACAGCCTCTTCCGAGGGGGTCTCTACAGTTTCAGCCGGAGCCTCTTCCGAGGGGCCAGCATCATCTGCTTCCAAGCGGGCAACAAGTTCCGCCTTGACTCCGCTAACAGTCAGACCACGCTCACGCAATAGGTCTTGTAACTGTGATACAGTCATGGAATCATATGTAAGTTCAGGTTCAGGCTCAGGCTCTACAACCTCTTCTACTTCAGGCTCTACAACCTCTTCTACTTCAGGCTCAAGTTCTACCGCCGCAGCCATCTGCACTTCCTCGGCAACAGTAACAGCATCAGTCTCTGTCATTAGTTCTTCAGGGAATGGATTATTGTCAGTTACTGCATATTCTGGGTTGAAGAAATCTTCCTCCACCTCAGGTTCAGGCTCAGGCTCAGCCGCTGCCAGTTTCTTCTTCCAAGGGGCTTTTCCCCTACCCCCAGGATGTAAACTCCATCTTGCCATATCTTTCACCTCAAGAATGCAACAACGCATCATATGCTAGAATTTTAACATGCTTCGGAAGTATTGTCAACTCATGCTTGATGACCCCTTTATCCTCAGGGATTTGTAGAGGGGCCTCGGTGATGATGTAATCATCTATGATGACATATATCTCCTCTCTGTCACTCCCTGCTCCATCCTTGACTAGATGCAGCGTGATAGGTTCACTGTAGCCTTTACTTCTAGCACTTCTAAACTCATGCCATAGAAGGGGGTCAGTAGGTAGAATCTCTATCTTTAGGTTATACTCCACTTTACCCTCAACAGCCAGTGAAGGGTTCCTGCTACCAGCGAAGGGTATCTGTTCCAAGGACTGGCCAGCAGTGTTACGGGGTTCTACCGCTGGGTTGCCTCTAACAACTAGGTGTTGAGCAATATTGTTCTCACCACCCAACTCAAACTTGGTCACTTGGGCTAGATTGGTGCCGAAAGCAGTGATTGTACCATTATAGAAGAAGAACGGTTTCTCAGTATTGGGAGCAATACCAGCCGTCTTCCTCTCCAAGGGCCCATTAGCGATATTCTCGAACATCCTATGAGCAGTGTACCTGTCACCAGGATTAGAATCCTCTAGACGACCAGTATCAGTATAGCACATCAGTGCATCGAAGTCGACCTTCATCTTGACCTCTGAATCTGCATCAGCAGTGAGTTGCCAAGACTTGACCTTACAGCCCTTGTAAACTCGAGTGAGTTGCTTTGTGTCCGTCGATGACCCAGGTGCATTGGAAGTCTGCTCTGTACCATAGGAACCGACATCTCGACTCCTCATACTGGTCTCTAGAGAGAAAGAAGGTTGATGCCACATACTCCACATGGCTCTCTTCTGTCTGTTCTCAATCTGCCCATAAGCAGCAGTAGTAGTAAGAAAATTAGGACTCCCAGTGTCAGCATTATCTGCCATAACTATCTTTCTTACAACTGCACCAGCGGCATGGTCAAAATTGAATGGGTCATCTACATAGATACGGTTGTGGGTGTTAGTGCTATCTGTAGCAATCACCCTCCTTATCTCTGACCTTTCACTGCTATGGAATTGGGTCTGTGTACCAGTCCACTTAGTTCTAGCAGTGGGCTCAGTAGCATAAGGAGTTAAGACTTCAGTAGTGTCCTCTACAGTAATATAATCACCGATAGCAGGGAAAGAACCATTCACTGTGCCGTTAGAATTCGCCCTTAGGAATGAGACATAGGTATCACCCATGGCTATAGCACTTGTGTTAGTACCACTATCCACTGATGCTGCACCTGTTGGATTAGTCTCGCTCACAGCCTCGTTACCAAGGGCGTAGTAGAGCCATCGTGCACTATGCATCATAGTAGATAGGGAGCCTCCTTCATTATCCATGTGCTGAGGCTCCTGAACTACAACTTGCCTCCCTACACCCACGATGTGGGAACGAAAGACTTCAACCTTGGTTTCTGGAAGCGTTATTTCAGCAGCCAAACCGATAAACTGGTCAGTGAGAACTGACTCATCACTGGTCTGTGCATTACTATTATAAATCATACCTGCATCTAGAGTAGGAGTTCCCAGAGTCTCAATCATGAACTCATCACCAGTTGTTGAATTGACAGCACCAGATGATGTACTTTTCATCGCGGGAGTTATTGTGATTGTACTACCTTCATTAGCGACGATAGTATACATGTTACCCTTGGTATGGTCATCATCACCAAAAGAGCCACCACCCTTAACTCTCAGTTTGGAGCCAGCGAGTAGACCCTTAGGATATTTCAACTCTTGAGCCCTGAAAAACATCGTATCATACGAAGAATGGCTTCCGTTGGTATTGATAGCGACTCCACTGAATGTCAAAACCGTTGTATCAACCCCAGTGACATTTGCACTGGCGTTGATATTGAGCCCACCAAAAGCCCCATCTGATAGCACTATTCCTGTTTCGTGACCGAGAGTTACTTCGGCCAAATCGCCCTTGTAGATTGTCTGCGGCATGTCCTCTCACCCTATGCGACTAGTTCACTGAATATTACGATTTCGACCTGAAAGGTCATTCTATGTAGATGCTTGGTCCTATCTGACAAGTCAGTCCTTGTCTTATAGAGTAGTCGGTCGTAGTTACCAGCGTCCCCTTTTCTCTTACTATGAATGATTCTTCTCACTTCATCTTCCATATTCATCAAATGACTTCTACCTCGTGTAGTTCGTATGTCGATGGTTACATTGATTCGAGTGTTGACATAGTCATAGAATATCTCAGGTTGCTCCTCGTTATGAGCAGTCTCATACATAAAAACGGCATCACTGCGGTTAAGGTCGAACCTCTTACCCCTACCAGGGTCTAGTGTGGTGATGTCCATTATCACTGGCTTTCTCTGACCACTGTTAGCACGATTCCAACTCGTGTCGAATAATGATACCAAAAGTTCTATGGATTCAGCCATATCAACCACCATCAAATGCCCAAGAGTTGTTCTTTATCCAATCTTTACCTGCTGGTGAGGAAGGGTCGCTACTCAGGTCTCTTGGGCTGTTACTGACAACAGCCACATTCTTGTTGGCTTTTTTAGTCTCTCTACGCTGAATCTCACTTTGAATGTCCTCCATAAGTTTATCCAGTTGTGGTCTAGTCAACCTCAAGATGTGATTAGAATCCAAGGTGGGGGCATCTACCCTCTCGTTAGGACTATCGTCCTGATTCTTAGGGTCATTCAGCCAATTTTGATGGTCCTCTTCTTCTCCCCGCCTATGAGCCTCCTCATCATCTGGGTCTCCACGAAAATCCTCGTTGTCATACCATGCTTTCTTGAGATTAATCCAAGTCAAGTCAAACGCACTCATTCTAACAACTCCCTACCGATTGGACTTTCCACTGCTGCTTGACGCTCTGCCATACTCTTAACCCACTGGTAATCCGCGTGCTCCTTGGGTAGGGCACGCCCGCTCTCATCTATGAGATTACCGGCGTCATCAGCCTTGTATCCTGCAGCACTAGCAGCAGCATCTAGAAACATTCTCCCTTCAGGTGACCAGATAGATTGCTTTCTAACATTCTGTATTGTTGGTTTAAGACCCTCCTTTGCTTTCTTGAATATGTCATCAGTCAATGTTAATCACCTCCATGTAACGAGGTAGTGTCTCAGCAACCTGTTGCTTGAACAACTGGTACTTGGAACCTAAGTCTATGTTCTGAGTCCCTTCAGGCATTAGGACGCTACGGTCATCAGACAAGAGCAGGTCCATGGCTACCATCTTGGTACAAATATCCTCTATTGCTTTTTCAACATATCGCTCACCATAGACATAGGTAGCCTTCACTGAGTTCCATTGGAAGTAGGGGTAAGTGTTGTTGAAGTAGATGATACCTAGGTCATAGTCACACCACCAGTCACGAAGCCTAGCCTCATCTCCTGTGGTGCTACCGAAATAGTCTATCTTGAGTGCATACTGTGTGATATCAGTCCCATTCGACAGTGCCGCAACAAGGCCACTGCTAGCCAAGTCAGTCACTCCTGTGAGTGTAGTGGCAGTCTTTGCTGTATAATAGGCGCATTTGACAGCAGTGCCCGTACCAATGCAGATAATACCATAGGGCACCAAGGCAGAAGTATCGGCTAGTGTGATTGTAGCACTACCAGAACTACCTGATACACCAGTCACTGTGAGGACGGTGTCTGTCAGACCAGTGATGCTCATACCAGTGTGATTAGTAATAGCCACAGTAGAGTTCTCTCCACCTTCACCACGATGCATACTGGTCAGTTTGATTTGCCCTGTGCCATAATCAGCGTTAGCAGAAGTCATGAACTCATGATGGACATTGGCTGTCTCTACCCCAGTAGCAGTATTGGCTGTCTGGAGTGTGAATGAAGGTGAGAATGCTGCACCCGATTTACCCTTCCTTAGGTCCTTGTTAATGAGGTCTGAGAGTTCCTGTGCAGTAGTAGTTACATCGAATGCATTACTCCATGTACTGGATGTACTACCAACCCGTAAAGAGGCTACTCCACCACTCCCAGGACAAAGAAACACATAGTCGTCAGTGGTAAGTAGGGAATTATCGAGTATCTTGAGTCGAGCCTCTGCAGAACCTACTTCTCTGTACTCCTGTCCCTGCCATATTTCCAGTCTCAGTATCTGTTGGACATTGCGGAACATGAGTGGAACTGTACCTACATAGTCAGTATAGTACCTTCTCCTGTAGGGTTTGTATGTGTCGAAATTGAGATACTCTGCTGTTTGCAGCATTGGCCTCCATGAATTGTTACAGAGGTTATCTATCTTGTCTTGCATGCGTAGAATCATAGTCTCTACGGCAGAACGGGTTACCCCCCTCCGCTTACCGTTAGTGAATGACTGTAGATTCTGAATAGTAGCATTGTCAGCAGTATCGTAGTCCCCTGTGACTCCACCACTCCATGATAGTACCACATCAGTACCGTCTCGAGCAACACTAGTTAGGACTACAGTCTCTCCCATCTCAACATCACTCGCTATCTCTACACTATCTCCAACCTCAAACCCAACTATGCGTTGGTCAGCAGGGACTATCTTGGCAGAAGTAGCGCTGGTGTTAGAATCCGCTGTGAGATATACTGGGTCAGGGAGTGGAATCTGTAGAATGTCTGCTACCTTCTGAGCACTGGAATAAACTAGGTCATTAGGGAACAGAGGTCTAGGCTCGCGTTCACCTGTCTGGAATACTATTGGCATATCACATCACCTCAGAAGCCTTCTCCATAATCCTCAAGCGGATTATTCTGTCTAGCAATTTCCTTTTGCTGTCTACGCACAAATCTAGGAGCATATGGGGATAACTTTGATTTATTCCCATAATCATCCGTGACCGTATTTGCTTGCCACAACGGTTTGAGTATTCCAGTTTTTTTCCTCGTGTCCTTCTCACCAAGTAACTTATGCCCTACCTTCTCTCTGAATCTTCCTAGTTTCCCTCGTAAACCTGTACCAGCATCTACCATACCCTCTTCAGCAAGTGGGTTACCCGGTTCCCCAATCGCTTGTTGCACTGGGTCCACAAAAGCCTCTCGAGCAGTATCCTGAATTTCATTCCCTACTTCCATTATGGAATCACCCCAACCTTGCTTGGTACCACCAGTATAAGTCGGGTCACCTTCTCTTACTTGGCTTGACGGAACCATTCCCATTGCTGCATTATCCATTCGCTCACCGAATTGCTTCGCCTTATCATATAGCGGACTCAAGCCCCCTGTTATGGCTGCACCCCACCCTTGCTTCAATATTGCGAAAGATATATCCAGTGGGTATGGGCCTTCTGCCCTTTGCAAATCAGGACCTTGCTGCTCATACTCATCTTGGTGTACTGCACACCACCTGGAATTTCCGGTACTCAGAGCATTGCACCAATGGACATCACATTTCATACCTTCACATCCACCTTTCCTAGATTATACTCCATTGGCTTGCTGCAAGCACCGCAGCGCTCCAAGTAACAGAAATGGAGCATGCCGCAGTGCTTACAGCGGGTACCACTGCCGATGTCTATGACATCTCGTATGTTTCGTGAGCGCAGATTTTGCTCACCAATTTGGCCAGCGAGGCGCTCGTCAGACCCTGCTTCTGTACGAACGCTCTCGCCGGTTGCGTAGTTCCACCCTTGTTTGGACAAGCGTCGAAGGTCTTCAGCATCCATAGTCGTCACCTTAAGCGGTGACAACCACGACATATAGGTTTCCCAGCATTAAATAACTGGTAATCCCTTCTACTGTCTTACCGTTTGTGTAGTCATCCAAGACCTTCTGTATGCCACCGGCCACAGAAGCGCCAAGTTCTATTGCCTCGGAAGGCTTGAACTCGTATATCTTAGTATCTGTCATGGGGTCTTACCCCCAATCAGCCACGGCGTCCCATTGCCCACCACTTTCCGTCGAGGCCGCCTGCTACCACAAGAGTCAGGGTTGCCGCAGCAGTCCCGTCAATCTCTGTGTCAGTAGCACCTGCACCGTCGCCGTTAGCACCTGCTGAAACTATCTCATTCAAGAGGGATGACAAATCAATGTCGCCCCCCGTAGTGCTGCTAGTGTTGGTAAATGTGCCGAATACCATTAGTAGGTTTCCCATTGTACTGGGTCTTTGGTCTATTGTAAAACTAAATGCCATAATTATTCCTCCTCGGTAGTAACCCCGTCCGCCAAGACTTCAGTTACCATTGTCAACATTGTCGCCTTCGTTGTCCGAATAGACGAGACTTCCACCCCATTGTTCTCTAGCCAGATTTTGATGTCAGCCTTCAACCAGTCGTTGTCTGGTAGGCCGTCATCAGTATTCTCTGCAAAGAGAACGCCGGGGTAGTCATCTTCAATTTGCCAATGGTCACCTGAAAATGCTCCGCGTCGCTCATCCAACCATACTTGGGTAACAGCCACTGGTGTGTGCCTGTCATAGTACCCGTACTTAGTACGGACAGCCCGCTTAGGGCCTCTCCAAAGTAGTGTTGGCATGCTGGGTCACCTCAATCAAGATACTATCGCCATAAACCCGGTGCTTCCAGAAAGGGTTCCTTCGCAAGCGAAGGTGATTATCCCTGTTCCAAGCCCTGCGTCTACTGAGCAAGATGTCGCTGCGACTCCTGAGCCGCCAACCACTATTGCGTGAACTGTGTCACCATCTCCACCAACTGTGAAGGCGTTGTTGTCCTGCACCAAAGTGCAAGTACCCACAACTAGTTTCAGTCCTCGTCCTGCCGTATTTGTTGTATCATCGTTTGCTGCTGTAAAGCCTGTCAGACTACCGGGGTATGCGTCTGCTGCCCCTGCTGCGCCGTCCAGCCACCTTGTATCGGAGCCCAAAGCCCCTGCATATAGGTCTAGTTCCAAGTCGACGGTCATTACTCCGCCGCTTCCTGTGCTTCTCGTAAATGTTACTGCCATATCATATCACCTCTGTTATCTCTCCATAAACCTCACTTAAGGTCACGGATAGAACCTCCTGCGCCGAAGAAAGAGTCCCATACCTCACCCATGGTTCGGTAGAGCCCCTCTTGGCCTAGTCTGTTGATGGCGAACGGGTCGCCGGTTTCGATACCCGACTCGAAATATTGGGTCGGTATAGCAGTCTGGAACCACAAGTAGTCCGTATCAAAGTAGTAAATCCTCGAGATTCCACTCGTGTCAGTTACTACATCCTTGGACGGAATCAGCGGCACGCCGTTGTAGGTAGCCACAATGAATCCGGCCTCGATACCAGGCACACCCTTCACACCGTTGTAGGTGGGGGTGACCCTCTTCGATTCCATGAATCTCTGCTGGCTCTGCAGTAGTTGTTGCACACGCATCAGGGTATCGTACCCAGTCAGCATGACCTTGGGGTTACCACCTCGAACCCAAATCTGCTGGAACAATCCGTCCAGTTGATTCAGGCTTAGGTTCCTGTTAGTGTTAGCCGCAGCCGACACATCTACCTCAGCACTGTGGAAGTCGGAACTCCCATCGCGTGTGATAGAGTATAGGTCGTGGTCTGTAGTAGCACTCACATGGCCTGTACCAGTTGTCATCGAGTCTGGGTCCGAGGTTAGTCGGTCCAGTGACTCGAAGTCGTTACCCGCTGGGGTCTCGACATCTACCAATAGCATCCTGTTGATGTGGTCAGCGTGGTGCTTCCCCATCTCTTCCTTGAGCACTTGGCGCACATCTCCGAGACCATCATCCTTATCGGAAAGGAACATGGACACTTCGCTCAGGTCGAACGAGTGGCCAATGGTCTTGGGCTTTGCAGCCACATGCAGGAAGTCAGGCTTCGTGGTGTCGGGCAGTGTGGCGTTCTCAGCCAGACCTCCACCAACATCGAACGAAGGCTTGGCAGTTATGATGCGCCATCCACTTCGCTCCCACGGCTTCTTTGGTAGGATGCTGAACGCGTTGAACTCTTGATTCAACTGCGACCAAACCTTCCTGCCATAGATTGCCTGGTAGGTACCAGCCGTGGTGCTCAGAAGCGGTGCATCCGCCTTGAGTATATCTCCACTGCTGTAGGTGTACCCGGTCAATGCGGTACCACCGTAGTAGTATCGCTCCATGTCCTGTATTGTCCTTACATAATTACGCGCCATCAGTTATCACCCCTTAGAGCCGAGTGTGCTAGTCGGTGGACATCGTCCCACGACAAGGCAGCCATCTCGGTTGTCTCAGGAATAGTTACTCTCGAAGCATCTGCAGATTTCTGGAAATCTTCACCAGGTGTGGTGGAAACATCCTCAATCCTACCGCTTAGAGCGAGAACTGCTTTCTGTAGGTCTTGTAGAGGCCCACGCGCATCGAATGATGACCTCTCGGTCTCATTCTGACTATTCTGTATTTCTTTTTGTAATCTTATTGAGAAGTTGTTGCCTAGGTCAGACTTGAACTGCTGCTCAAGAGCAGCGGCCTTGTAGACCTGATATGCTTCCTCTACTTGTGCAGAGGAAACCATTTCCGGATGGATGAACTCATCTGTCTTGATGACGGTTTTGTTACCACTCGGTCCTGCACCCATATTCATCTTGGGTCGCTTACCGGAGTCATCCTCACCAGCGCCTTCGATACTACCCTGTCCACGATGGTCGTAACCATGAGCACCCTCTTGGAGGTAAGCCTTTTCGACTCCCTCTGTGTTATCAAAGTGACCGCGAGCAGCCGATGGGTCATACCCAGCAGACTTCACAGTCGATTCTAGCCAGTCAAGATACTCTGTGGTAATCACATCGTCCATCTTTTCCGTTTTCTCAGACTTCTCAGAAGATTCTTTGTCTTCATTGTCCTTTGCTACATCAGCCTTTTCTTTGTCTTCCTTTTCAGCATCGTCTTTGCCTTTCTCAGCATCGTCTTTGCCCTTCAGGGCAGACTCAGCCTCGTCAACATCGTCTAGCCTCTTGGATAACCTTTCCAAGACATCCTGTAGTTCTGTCATTGCATCTGTCATATTTTCACCTTTATTTATTTCAATTTTATCCTCTTTCAGGATTCGGAATTGGGCCTCTGGATTGATGCCCTTCTCGCAGATGGTAACTTCATGCAGTTCCATCCTGCGTATTTCTCGGTAATCTCCTCTCTCGGAGTTACTCTTGTTGACACGCTCGAAAGCCTGCCCACCTATTGAAAATGATTTGAGGTTACCCTTTCGGATTTCTGCGGCTACCTCACGAGCCTTTTCGATATCATCACGGAGTTGGATAACTACGAACATACCAGTATCGTCTACTTCAGACTTCCAGACACGCCCACTACTATCCGAATACTCAGGAATGACAGAACCAACTTGGATATTTGAATGAGCCAGTTGCACATTCCTAAAGCCTGGAGAACCCATGAATTTCTTGAATGCTTCTCGTAGTGCGCCCTTAGTTATCAGGTCCCCTTGTTTATCGACCATTTCAACTGAAGCATAGCCGGCAACAACTAGGTCTCCAGTCCTACCTTTGATGAGAATAGGGCTGTCTAGCGGTGCTTCCATCATCAGCATTGCCCAAACAACGGGTTCTTATGGTATTTGAATCACACGGAAGAAACATCGCGAGAATCCTGAGAAACGGTGAGATGTTCTGGCTTTTCATCACTATCTGGTGGTCTAGCCTTGGGGCAATCTTCCATATCGTGACCCATGCCTTGTTTACATTCTTCTCCCTTTTCAGCACCACACCAACATGCCTTAGGTTCAGACTGTCTAGCAGCAGGGTCATGGTCAGGCATATCATATGGTTCAGTTATATCAGTAGGCCCATGAGGTGATTCTATGGGAGTACCATAATCAATACCTAGAGCCTTAGGACCAGTCCAAGTAACCTTCTCTTTGAGCATACCATCTACTGTCTCTAATGCTAGAACTACAGTCTTGACGACTTCAGGGTCTTTGAGCAACTCATCTCTTTTCGGTAGCACCTTCTTTGGCTTCTTATCATGATTAGCCGCAGGCTCTGGCTCTATCTCTTCCTTCTCTCCCTCTCTTTCAGAACGCAAAAGAACTGCAGCCAGCGGTGACCAATATTCCATTTGGCTTTGAGTCACTCTTAGAGTATAATCATCTGGGGAATCTACATCTTTCAAAAGAAATGCATTCCCAGACACTTCTGTTTCATAGACTACATGTCCTGTAGGTACATCTATGTGGATTCTCCCTTTCTTAATCCGAACCTTGTGAGGTACATTACCTTCCTGCCTGTGACGCAGTATCTCCAAAGTCTCTACACTGTCAGTCGCTCCACTCTCAGATTCTCTCAGATAACGAGGTGCATTTAATCGGTAAACTGAATAATTCCTTCTAGCCGAATGAGAAATACCTGATGTCTTCACAGTTATGTACATCCCCTCTTCCAAACCTGAACGCGAGACTGTACCTACATCCATGTAATAATCCCCATCATAACGAACCGCCCTGTTACCAATTGCCTTAGCATCCTGTTCATACAATGGCCCAACTCCAATCAGATGGTTATCAACCCCAGAGGAAGATAGAATTAAAACATCAATTTGATGGTCTGGCGTAAGTAATACCCATTTTGGGTGCCTCATTTCTCCACGCATGTAAGTGGACTCAGCATCTCTCAATAGGACCTGCTTTACATCAGGTTCCTTCATGAGGTCCTTGACTGCTCTCTTGAGACCCTGCCCATCAACTCTCTTCGTATTTACTGGTGCTGGAGTACTAACCTTCTCAGTAGACTCAAAGTGAGCCCTTAGATGCCTGACTCTATCTTTGGTGGGCTTATTACACAAATCATCATCTTCACATTCCAAGATATCCACAATACATAATCTGTCTTCATCCCAAATGGCATCTATTAAGAAATCCTTGTCATGAGCATCTTTAACACCGGTCTTAATTTCATTGGGTAGAGTAACAGATTTACCTTCTGCATCTCGGGCTTTAACCTTCTTACCTTTCTTCTCTACAATAACTCTTGTACCAGCAGGCCATGAAGTAACTACCCAATCATCAGAAAACCCTCTGAGATACTCTAAATCATCAAGGTCAAAGATACGATGCATGGCTTTAACAGGAGCAGGTTTACCCTTATCCCTTTCTTCCTCTTTCAGGAGCAAGTCTACATCAGTCAAAACATCCAACGAATACCTCACCTCATCATCCTCCGTATACTGGAGTGACGCTCCAATGTTAGAGTTATCCCCAGTAATAGCAAGTCTCTGACCGAATGCTGAATTAAGAATATTAGAGTGGACAGTCCTATAGGGAGTAGCAATGGCTGTATCTCTCTTTCCCTCTTGCATCTCCTCATGGCCCAAGCGTTGGTCTCTTGTAGGGTCTTGAGAATTGTTCTGGTACTCACCACCTACACCAATATCCCAAGGGGGAGTAGGAGACCCTCTACTATGAAGGTCAGGTATATGATTCTCGACATCCATAGTGAAAGGCATAACTTCTGACTGGTGGAATGAATCATGTGCATGGACACTAGATAGATTCGAGAGTCGTGTTCTATTAAGATTTATCACACCAGGCTCGCTATCATCACCTATCTGTTTCATACCAGAAGAGCGATATGACCAAGGCCTAGGTTGATACTTGGGATTGATACGACCCCGAAGGAACAAAAGTCTACAATATTCTCTCATTACATCTTGGGGGTCATTCTCATCAAATCGTTGGTGTGAAGCGTGTTCTGGCAGATAATTAACCTTATCTAGTTCACTTACCAAATCCTTAATCACAGGCCCCATAGCAACTATGAATTGATTGAGTGTTCTATGGTCCTCTATACTATAATCTGAATCGTGCTCATCACCTACAGTATTCAAGATGCTTTTTGTATTCAAGGACATCTGAGCCCTACTACCCCTTTTAGCCCTCTCCACATTCTTCGTCCTATGCTCAGGATGCTCATCTGAAAATGGAGCGTCAGACTCTGGAATATACCAAAGAGGGTCATCACCTCCATCCAGACCTTTCTCATAATGGTCTGCTTGATACATGGCTTTGTCATGGTCCTGTTGTGAAGTCTCGAATAATTTCTTTAATTTGAAGGACATAGGTTGACCGCTTTTCGTTTTCCAGTCCTCTGGAGCCAAGCCAGGTTGACCAACCGATTCAGAACCCCAAGAGAAATGTTGATTCATGATATCTTCAATTGCATCCATCAATCCTTCATATCGTTCATCATCTCCATATCGTTTGTTGGTAAAAGCACGCAGAAGGTTCAATCCTTCTACATTCTGCCCTATACCTTCGTGGAAGGCCTCATAGAAAGGATGGTTTGTGTCCATCCCATGTTTGGGCATGACGAATTCCTTATGACCTTGCACACTGTTCACATTCAAATCAGGACTTAGGAATCCTTCCTTCTGCTCATCAGTGAAGTTATGACCTTGCTTCTCTAATTGCTCAAGGAATAAGCCTCTTTTAACAGGGCCATGACGGTCTGCATAATTCCAAGCCAATTCGTACAAGTGGCATAATGTAGCATATTTCCTTTGAGCCTCCTCAGAAGTATCTCCTTTGTGCTGCCTTAGATACTTCTCCGTGAAATCATCCAACTTCCATTGAGACTCACTTTGATTTCCTTGTTCTATATCAGGGGTATGATTAGAAGCAAGGTGGGCCATTATGAAAGGTAAAACGGCCTTAGCCGCTTGGTGACCTGTCCCCACAGCCCTAGTCAACATTTCCATGGTCATCATCCATCCTCGTTGCTTCTCACTCTTCTCCCATCCCCCCTCCATCTTGGGAGCCATATTTTTAGCCTCTCTCCGAAGTCCTAGTATCAGGTCCTTATGTTGTTTGTTACCTTGACTCTTATCATAATCAGATAGATAGTTACTAAACTCGTCCTTGATTACAGAAGGGTGTTCAGCAACAACATAGTCTTGCCCATTGTAATTTATGATACTCTCTTTGGGAATCACCATCCACGGCTTAGGCATGGATTGGATATGCTGTTCTCCATCTCTAGGTGTAGTCCAAGAAGGATAGATACCTCTGGAGCCGACTATATCCTGCAATTGGTTTTGTATACTGAATGGGTGCGAAAAACTCAATCCATCTCCTAATGCTTTCTCGGGATAAGGACTGCATACATCTAAATCAGGAACCTTGAATTGCAGACCATGCTTACCACCGGTCTTCTTGAAAGGTAATCTATATTCCTCTATGCCCTCATCATTCATGTGCTTATTGACAGGGTAGATGAATCTCTTGTCAGCCACACGATGACGCCAATCTTCATTCTCCCAACCACCTAATTGGTTTCCAATTTCCTCTCCCTCAATGTGTGGATGTGGCTGCTTACGAATCCAATTAGCCAAATTTCCCATGAATTCATCTCCCCATTGTCCAGGGTGGTCTACAACCAAAGCCTTCTCATTCCCTCTATGTTCAAATGACCAAGGTTCAGCAGAGCCACCACCCATCAATGCTGAGCAAAGTAATCCCAACATAGCAGCAGTCAGCCCTCTGTTCTCTGTAACTCCACTACGACCAAGTTGGTCTAGAATTGCAGAACCTCTACTGGCCCCCTCATCCCTATAGCCGTCATGGTTACTCTGGTTGACCAAGCCAGGATACATCTGCCCTAGTTCTATCATCCTCAGAGTATCTGCAGGCATTATAAGGCCACGATTATGATAAGGGAAAACTATGCCTCCTGATGAACCTCTTAGAATAGTCGCCCTGTCAACCATCTGCCCTAGTTCATCTGTCCTTCTATCAACAGCCTCATCCATAGTAAGTAAGCGGTCTTCCATTTCATTTTTCGGTACAGCAGCCCCGCCCCATTTCTTTCGTAACGCTTCTAGCAATTGTAACGCTGGCTCTCTAAGCCCCATTTGTAATGCCTCTCTCAAGAAGAAAGTATCTTTAGCACCAGCAATAGGAAGCATCATCCTAAGTATCCTCTCATTGAGAGGTCGCCTACCTAGGGGGTAATTTTCTACGATAGATTTCGGCAGTGTATCTGGAGCCCCTGCTATGTCAGCCTCCTTTCTCCTTGTCACTTCAGAAGGTCCAGCCACTCTAACCCCATACCCACTAGAACGCTCACCAACTGCACTCTCACCAGTGACATCTTTCATTTCTGTCATACCTATTTGTCTGGCTCGCTCTGGTGAGTCTTCTGCCATTGTAGCCTCTTCATGTTCACCATAAACCTCCCCAAGGCGCCCTTTCAAGAGTCTACTTACGAAATCACCCTTGTGAGGATTAAGGGGTAAATCACCGTAGAATCTCTTGTAGACTTCTCCCATTATTGGTCCCAACTCACCACCTCTTAGATAGGCATCAATCTCCATGGCTAAACCTGACATACCACCTTTTTCTGTGAATGGTATACTAGGGTCATTATCCCAAGTCTCTGGTGCTGGACCATTACCAATCCCCTTTAGCCACTCTGCATAGTCATAATTATCAGGATGCTCATTACTCTTCTCTTTGTCAAAATGAGGAGGGCGAGTGCCCATCGAATCGAAAAGTATCTTCTCACTATTTTTCACCTTCTCACCAAGACAAGGGATAACCCCATAGAGAATCTCAGCAATATCAGGCCCATACAAATTATACCCAGTCTTTGGTAAACTGTGGTGCCATAACCAAGAAGGACTCATGTCATGATTCTCAGTAATCTCATGTGGTTTCGATGTCTCGCCTTCTACTCTCGCTTCCAAAGACCAATTATCATGAGCCATGGCTGATTGATATTCTCTAGCCCTCCCTCTCAACTTGGCTTTAGGGTCTGTGTGAAACCAACTCTCGAATCTATCTCGAGCACTATTCTTGAATTTGTTATCAAGATAAGGAAGAACTACTCTATCAAATTCCTCCATGATGTCAGGATTGTCGATATTCCACCCCTTTGGTACTCCTACTTCATCAAGCAAATCAAGGACTTTCATGATTTGAGCCATACTCTTCTGACTAGTTCTACCACCTTCTGGAGTATCATAACCAGACTTATTACCTCTCTTCTTCTTGAAATCAGGAGACAGTGGTGACAAATGCGCTAGTTCCAAACCCTCTCTGATTATTGATTGTTTAACTCGTGAGTGCTTGTCAAAGTACGGTGGTATATGAGTCCCTTCAGGGTCTAATGGGTGACCCATTACATTATTGGCGATAGCCGTCATGTTCTTACCTAGAGCCGAATACATATGGTCAATCAATTCGTCGACCCTCAACCCACCAGCATTATCTGCAGCATCCTGTTTTCTATCCTCAATAGGGTCATCTATCGGATGATGGCCACCTTCCTCATGCTGTTTGAGGTAAGAGAACAGGTCTGCAATAGCGTACATCCGATGTTCAGGACTAGCCAATTGCAAACCTAAGAGTTGAGGAATGAGACCAACACGATGATGACTAGATTCGTCATCTCTTCTATGTTGGAATTCTGGGTCAAGCGTCACATCGGCACGCTTGTAGCGTTTCCTCATTCTCTTATCGGTACGAAGAAGTCTCTGAGCGATATAATCATCATGACCTTGTCCTATATCATATTCCAAATCATACCAATGTGAGAATAATATCCTCTTGTCTTTGTCACTCATATCCTTTCTCAATCTAGAACCATTCCTTCTAAGCCAATCACTATAGTAATCCTCATACATCCTAGTAAAGGTATAGGACGGGGATACATCATCGCCGGCTATCTCTCCCTGACTGTTAATCGCCCTTCTATCTTGGTGATGAGTTTCATGCCCTTTTTGCCCCCAATTAACTCCCATCATCTCTTTCAAAGAGTCATTCTTCTTCTTGACGGCTGCTTCTACTGAACGCACATGATGAGGACTATCCGGGTTAAGAAACTCTGAATGGAATTTGCTAGCCGAATTCTCAAGAACTGGTGAATCACTAAAGAAATGCAGTGCTTGTATAGGGTCTAATGAATTAAGTGATTTATGAGGAATTAGTTCTCTCCCCTTCTTACTCCTAAAATCAGTAGTGTTATCACCATGCTCGAATCTTCTTTCACCAGTATACTCAGGTCGGCCAATTAATGGGCGCAAGTAATCTCTAAACTTGATACCCTTATTACCCCCGGACTGCGTTGGTACATTCTCATCTGCATGGTCTCTCAGCCATTTCAAAGGGTCTTCTTCCCATTCTTTCACACTCTTTTCATCACCACCCCAACCTTCAGGCCCTTCAAGCCAAATGCTAGGGTCTAAATCCTTCATTGTGAAATTGACTCTATTCCCATAATTGTCAATGTAGTACATATGAGATTGGATATCGAAATACCTACTGGGGATGACAGGACTATCAGGTTTAGTAGCCTCTCTACCACCTATCATGAGGCTTTCCATAAACGCTATGTCCTGCCCTTTTTCAGGAGTACCATCTTCGGTGACACCTCCAGGTAGAGTCCTTTTCTGTTGATTGAACAACCAAGGGGCTATTCTATATCGGTCAACATACCGAATAGGGCCCTGAATTTCTAATGGTGTAGGAGGTAAAGGCTTAGTTTCTTCTGTTGTTCTAGGCTCCACCTTTGGTAGAGGTTTAGCCTCGGGCTTAGTTTTAGTCCTTGTAACAGCCGCTTCCATAGAGCGCTTACTAGTCTCACCAGGCTTTTCAAGGTCTTCCATTGCCTTAGTGATAGTGTCATCCCAGATGACATCTAGCCCATGATTGAGCATATTCCGTATAGCGAAGAAAAGTTCTGCAGCGTCTTCTTCGTCTTGGGAGTTTTGATAGCGTGCTTTGCTACTTAGGAGAAAGTCCTCAGGGCCTTCACGCACACCATCACCACCACCCTATCACATGCCAGCAGGTGCACCCATCGGAGGTCCGCCACCTGGAGGCCCACCACCCATATCGTCACCCATTGGTGGCCCCTCATCTCCACCAGGAGCAGCCAATTCTTTGAGTTTATCCACTAGGTCACTTATCTTAGCGGCAAGCCCTTCAGGGTCAGAAGGTTCATCGTCCCCCGGAGGCATGTCATCAGGGAGTCCACCACCATCATCTGGGCCACCCATTGGGGGGCCACCTTTTCCGCCACCACCAAGAGCAGCCAAAGCCGCTAAGGGGTCGCCCGCCTTGGTGACACTACAAGATACATTTTTGCAAAGGCCACCACTGCATTCAGTGCCACAAGAGGGACAAGCCTTCTTGAGAATAATCTGAATCTGTTTCTTAAGGTCAGAAGGAGGTTTACCTACACTGGAATGAGTATAGGAAGACGGAGGGTGTGGGTCTCCACCTGAGGGGTTCTCATGAGCATTTAGAGTAGAGCCAGACTGGTGAGGGTTAGCATCTATGAAAGATACATTCTCACTAGTGGCTCCCTTGTTAGTAACATCTTCAGGAGCATCCTCGATATACTGATTAGTATGATAATGGTTCATTGGAGCCTCTTCGACTCCAGTGATATTACGAATCTGAGAGTTATCCATCTGTAACTTCTCCATCATACTACCTGCTTTCTCTACTAGTTCATCTACATCTGGGGCATGTTGCCCTGCTTCTACCTGCATTGGCTTCATTGGTCCACCGGCCTTCCTTCTGCTACTGCGGCTGTTTCAGCCATAGCGTGAATTTCTTCCCAACCCATATCATGCCACTGTTGGTTATTAGTAGGTGGTTCTACCATAATCCCATCTACCATAACAGCAGCCTTCTCAATAACTTCATTTCTTTCACCACGAAGAGGGTCTCCCCATACATCCTCAGTAGCAGGAGTAGATGTCTTAACATATCCAGCCTTCCGTAGAAGTGCACTAGGATTAGAAATCATCTTTTTGAGTTCTAGATTCTGGTCTTGTAAAACACCAATGTCACCATCCATGCGCTCCATCTTAGTGATGAGAGCATCTACCAAGTTAGTGACATCGTCTGCCATCAGTCAACCCTCTGACCGAATCCATATTGTGGTTGCCAATTGCTCTGAATTCCATCAGGGCCAATATATCCTAGAGGGCGGTCCCCTTTGATGATAGAACCTTGGTCCTTGAACTCCATCACAGGAGTACCACCAGCATAGATGTCATTGACACCCAAAGTAGTGTCTGCTTCTGTATTGCTCTTGTAAATTGAAGTCACATCCTCTGCCAGATAATCACTTGTCTGACTAAGCGCACGAAGTAGTTGTTGAGCAGACACTAGGTCATCATTTCTCAGAGCCATTTTGAACTCTGCCATCGTAGTTTCCAATTTTCTGACCATAGGGTCCAACTTGATAATCGGCTCAGTCATGGCTATCCGATACCCCCTCTACACTTCAATCTATCGTGGGAGTCCACCTTTCTTCTTCTTGTCTCCCTGAGGGTTAGCCGCAGACTCCTTAGCATCCTGTATTGCATCTAAAGCCTCCTCCATTGATGTCTTCTTGGACCCTCGTTGATTAGTGGTTGTAGCACCAGATGGGGTTCCAGATGGAGCACTTATGTTTTTCACCCCTGGCACTTTACCATGTCTCAAGCCTTGACTTTCAGAATCTGAACCTGCTCCCAGGCTTTTCCTAGTCATCATGGGCATTCTACGAGCATCACCTGGATGGAATGTATGCTGCGCTCCTCCTCGAGGGGGCATAGGAGCACCTGCTGGAGGTCCACCTGCCGGAGGCCCACCTGCTGGTGGAACTACCATTGGACCTGCACCTGCTGCTGGGTGCATCTGTGGTGGAGGCATAGCACCACCAGGAGGCATAGCACCACCACCTTGAGGTGGCATCATACCAGGTGGTGGACCGCCTCCTCCTGCGTCTGGTGGGGGCGCCTCTCCACCTCCACCTTGCTGCATTGCTGCTTGTTGTTGAGCAGCCACTTCCTGCGGGTCTGGTTTCTTGTAGACAAATCTGATATCTCTACCTGCATCCTCAGTAAGTTCAGGTTGGAATCCGAGTTGAGCCATCCTCTGAGCGATATTGACTTCCTGTTCATCCCTTCTGAGTCGAGTGACTTCATCCTCCTCCTCATTCGGATATAATGTCATCTCCCAATCTGTGATACCCATCTCAGAAAAGAGCCTTGGGAAGATATCACGAGAGTATAATTTCTGTCCAAACTCTACAGCCCTGTTGGTCACTAGAATTTGCAGACCTTCGTTGTTGAGACCCCCACCCTTACCAGAGTCCATCATGAAGATGTTTGAGACTCCATAGAATGCTGCTATACGCATGCGTAGTTCATCACGAACTGCACCATATTGCATCTCATCAAGAGTGTCCATGAATCTGACAAACTCGACACGACCTCTTCCTGTAGCAGACTCCACACCCACCTTGGGGATATAATTGGGGTCACGCTCCATCTTTTCCTCAGCACCTTTCCAGAATGCTGCAGTAGATTGGATATTATCAGTGGTGATAGACAGGACACCTCTTGGAATCCTACGCTTCTGATAAGCCAGATACATGTAATTGTCCATGGCTGTAAGAGTCATAGCCTGTCTCCACATTGTGGCTACTGGGCTACGACCATACAGTTTAGAAGGGCTATACTTTGAAACATGAACAATTTCTCCCTCAATATAGTACTGAGTCTTTCCTGAACCGGCAGTATTGATGAACTGAACATCCTGTAAATCTAAATTGCAGATATCACACTTTTTGTCTTCATTTGAAAAGGGATAGGTCTTATCTCTATGAACTGGGCAAATGAGATATCTACCTCCTCTGGTCCCTCTCTTATCTGCTACAATCCTCATGAAAGTGGGGTCACCACGCATCATTTCCTTAACTCTGAAAAACTCAATCTTACCAGAATCGGGGTCGAGGAAATACTCCTTAATGAGGACGATGAATCCGTCATCGACAATGTCCAAGTCCCATTCGACCTCTCTCAACACATCAGTGAAAGATTGGTCCATTCCATTTCTCTGTTTGACAAACCATCGGGGGTACAATATCTGGTCTGCGTCTGGGGACTGGAAATCACCCCCTCCACACATTCTGCACTCAGATACAGTATCATGTTGATACTCCTCCTCACATTGAGAGCACTTCATGTGAAACTTCTTCTTCCAATAGTGACCTCTCCTGAATATCTCCTGACAGAGGGTATTGATTGTAGTTCTGAGTATGATGCTCTCCTGCACTGTGGCGTAGAGGGCTGGTATGCTCACACCCTGGACTAGTACAGGCTCCTGTATGCCCGCCTTCCAAAGCGGCATTATGGGTTCAGGTGTAGTCTTCCTGCGGTAGTTGCCGGTTATCCTATCAATGAACCTACTGACCACACCTTTATTGTCTTCACCAGCCATCAGATACCACCTACCAATTTACTCATATCGTCAACAAGCCTGATGACCTCGGGGTCACTCCTACCCCATGAGAGGACCTCTTGTTCATCAACATTCCACTCTTCAAGTAGTTCATCACCCTTGACATCATGCCAGTTTTCCCACTTGACTATCTTGAACAACTCATCTCTCCGCTTGGTAATCATATCACCATTACGACCTCGTAAATTCAATAATTCTAGAACACTCTCTGCTTGCTTTTTCTTGAGTCTTAGATGAGGTTTAGTACCTTGTAGAAGTCTCCTTAGGTCATCAGCACTATAGAACTGCAACCGGTGCTGACTCTTCTTACTGGTCTTATGTACTTTCAAGTCTAATTGTAAGACTCCACAACCCAGTAAATCGTGCATCTGTTCGCAATGAGCCTTCCCTCGCTGACCTGTGGCTATTATCCCTGCTCTAGGCTCTCCTCTCTTAGATATGGTGATATAACCATCAGCATCCAGAAACCCTGCAGCATATGCCCAAGGGTCTTTGATGATATCAGAAGAGTCTGTTGGTAGTAACTCCCATCTATCACGATGTTTAATGATGTTGTATTCAAGCCCATAGGTCTTGAGTAAAGCGCTCAATTTCTGTACCGAGAATGACTTATTTCTACCATCCATATAGGACATGTTCTCCAAAAGAGTTCTAGAATCCATAGACCCCTTGTGACCTAAAATATCTACTGCGGCATTCAAATATGCAGACTCTGACTTGTTAAGACTATCCACTTGATGCAATGTAGTCGTCCACATTCCCTTAGACTCTTTTCTCTTACTCACAGACTCTACCCATAAATCCCTTTGCTCATTATCCCACTCTCCCTCTATTTGGGATAATCTCTTGATAACATTGTTAGCATTACCCCATTGGATACATGCTTGTTTGAGTGATATCTCTCTGTTTGTACCGTACTTTCTCAATGCTTTCAAATCTCGGTCAGTTATACCTAAACCCCTGATAGCATCCAAATGTTCCGAAGCCCACTGTAAATTATCCAGTACAGATTCAATCTCTGCTTCCTTAGCCTTTCTTACAGCGTCTATCAATTGGTCAATATCCCCGGAAAACTGCTTGTGTACTCTCCTTTTCATACGAAGGTCTTTGATGAGTTCAGAAGCAGACTTCCCAAACTGGTCCTCGAACCACCCATCTACTACTTTATCGTCACTGAGTTGCATCAGTTTCTTGCGTTTCTCTTCCTCTTCCTTGGGATTTCCGGCTGGCGGTTGAATAGGAGTTAACTTACCCTCACCCGTTTTAGGTGTAGGAGGAGCAGCCCCAAACTGTGGGGCGGCTATCTGATTGGTTTTGAACAAAGGATGTTGCATGAGTTGCTTGATAACCCAAGCCTTATGAGCATCAGGCTCGTCAGTTTCAGCATCATAATCGTCACCAATTAGCATACTACCCCAAGTCAATCTATCAACCCCGCCATCAAGTCATCCAAGTCGATTATCCTCTCACGGAACTCAGTAGTTGCCCAAACTGCCAAAGCAAGCGCTATAGCAAAGTCATCATGTCGAGCAATGCTCTCCAACTTACCTTCTCTGCTCATTCCAAACATGATGAGTTCGTGCTCCAATTGGCTGATGAGGTCCCGAGACCTCTCGTCACCCCATGGCAGACGCATCTGCTCGCGTTCAAAGCGTAGAACTAATCCCATTAAAAGGCTCTCCCTTCTTTGCTTGGTACTGATGAATGTCTTGATAGGAAGGTCAGTATCTGCTCTTAGTTCTGTAGCAAAGACTCGCTGGAAATGGTTAGCCTCAAGTTCTATCACATCAGGTCGGAATCTACTGTTAAGCCTGGTAATCTCAAAAATCTGAGTACGGAAATCCATACCCTTTCGTCTCACGACATGTACTAACTCCAGTAATTCAGGGTTATCTGCAGGTCTTCGTAACACTAGCATGACAGTATAGTCAGCCTGCCGGTCAGAAGATATGGCTGGGTCCCAACCGATAAAATACTGGTCATCACTATCGGGGTCCTTTCTATCTATGATATTGAGATACGGGTCTTTACAGGCATTGACAATAGTAGAGGGGAATAGGCTGGACATATCATCCATTGGTTCACAGAGATACTCGCGTGTGAAGGCTATGGCTGGCATATCCATCCTTCGAGAATCAAGAGCCTCGAGTGACCAACGCCATGGCCAAAGAGGCTCACCCTTCTCGTTAATTGCTGGGTAAGTTTCAACTAGATAATTATCCCTAGCCTCAAGTTCAGTATACAGGTCAGTAGGAGTGAATGGTGTACCTACTATACACAACTGAGAGGTATGATGCACTGTTGGTACCATTACCTCATAGAACCAAGATGCTACTCTCTGCAATTCAGTTTCTGTAGTACCCCACAATATGTCGTCTAGGAGGACAATATCCGGGTGAGCACCACGGACACCACCACCCACTGACTTAGCGTTTATTCGAGAACCGTTAGTGAAACCGAAGAATGTTTTGGACCAAGCATCATTATCCTTCATCTTAGCCAGCATAGGGCTACTCTCTATCAGGTCATTGAGACCTCTCATATGGCGGATTGACTGGTCTAGGCTGTGGCTGAATATCATAATATCTGTTCTAGGGCAAAATACTGCCTTCCAAAGGATATAACCTAGAAACAAAGTGGATTTCCCATGGTCACGAGCCGCTTTGACACAGTACCTGTTGTGTGTGTTTAGATTATGAAACCACTTAGCATGATGGTCAGCCAACTGCCAACCAAGTATTTCCTCGAAAAAGAACTTGAAGTCCCTCTTGGACATCTCCCAATCAATATCTTCAATGACATCCTGAGTCTCATTATCAACCAAGCAATCACCCTATCTTCAATAAGGCCCATGCCTGTTCTAAAGGATGTATTTGATGTAGACTTTTCTTCGACTTTCTACCAGAAGAGTCTGAGACTCCTTCTGATTTAATCTCACTAGATTTAGAGCCCTTTTCAGGAAGCCACTGGAAATCGTCTGGAACTCCTTCCCAGCCTGGATGACTACGCATCCATTTCAACATACCCTCTTGGTCCAAATGAGGTAAGACTTTCTGCATCGTCTTCCAGTACTTACTCAAATTCTTAGCCTCAGGAGAAACTCCGAAATGTCTCTTCCTCACCCAATCACCCAATCTCCATTTATTTGATTCAGGAGGCTCCAAATCAAAACCCTTGGGCCAAGCCGCTTTCATCTTTTTGGCATAAGTATCTGCATGCATATTGTGATATGTATCTGTACTACCATCCTTCGTTGCATGACCCTTGGCTGTGTGTGTCTCGAAATTCTCATGCCATTCCGATTCAGAAGGCTCCGTTACTGAAATTTTACCAGTTTTCTTCTTACCTCTCTCTGCAAGTCGCTTTAGTTCCTCACTCTCTTCTTTAAGACCATCTTCAAGACTATCATCTGAAGATTCTTCTTCAGCCTCTCCTTTCTTGTCCTTAACCTTCTTTTCACGAATCAGGCCGAGTTTATCAGCAGCACCAGCAACTAACATTGGATTAACACTAGCATGATGGTCTTGTAGAGCCCTCATCTCATCAGGATAGAGCCACCCTTGACGAGAGAATTTATCATTGAGGAAAGCGGCTCTTCTACCAGCATCCCTATCAGCATTACTCATACCACTTTGGTACCAATCTCTGAATCCCTCTACATATCCTCCGGGACCAAAGACTGTCCTTCCGGGAACAGGATGTTTTCCAACATCTAAATGTCTGTTATCAGGGCCAAATATGTTCCTTTGCTCCCCTCTCTTCTTCCCACTTGTGAATTCCTTAGGTATACCCATCACTAATTCTCGTTCATGTCCAGGTTGCCAAAGAAGGTCTCTTACAGGATAAGTTCTGTTACCAACTTGAATTCTAGGGCCATGCTCATAACCCTCAGGGAAACGAGCAGTACCAGACTGAACTCTACGATTCAAC